GAGGTGCCCGCGATGCCGCCCAGGAGCGCCACCCAGCCAGCCTGGACCAGCATGTTGCAGTCTTCGTCCAGCGTGACGCTGTACGGGTCCAGGCGCATCTTCCTGAACTCGCCTGGCAGCACCTGGTGATTGCGCGCAGCCGGGTCGAGCCCGAGCCTGCGGATGGCGTACCGGGTCTGGTCCTCGTCCCAGCGCCGGACCAGGAGCGATGTCTTGACGCCGCCCATGCTCATTTCTGCCTGCCTCCTAGCTGGTCACCGCGCGCTGGAGGAACTCGACGTCCATGATGACCAGCGCTCCCTCGGTGACTTCGATTATGCCTGTGTTGGTGCCGTCCGTCGTCTGCGCGAGCTGGAGCGTTTGCGTTGTGTTGCGGACCGCAGCGGGGATGGTGACGTCGGCTGCGCCGCTGATCGACATCACCTCGTACTCGGCCGCACCGCCGCCGAAGTTGATGGACACCAGACGTGACGGGAAAGTCACGTTAGGCGATCCGACCGATGCGCCGAATACCGGGTAGATGTTGCCGCGTGCGAAGCCGTTGCCGCCGCCGAGGAACACCGCGCTCGTGATGTCCCAGCGCATCTTGACGCCGGTCGCCCACGCTGGCACGGCGATCTGCCAGCTCGCCACGGCTGGCCAGGCAGTCGGTGAGGTGCCGACTGTCCAGTTGGACGGCGAGCCCGGCCCGGCGGCCGTCAGGATGGTCCGCTGCCGCTTGGGGTTAGCCACAGTCCGCAGGTCGGTGATGTAGCTCTGGAGCACAGTGCTGGCCGTGGCAGGCATGTCGATGCGCGCCAGCGCGATGGCGCTCTGCCCGGCCGGTGGCGTGGTCGCGGAGCTGGATACGTTGCTGATGACGCGCGGGAATATCGTCTGCGCGCCGACCGAGCCGCCCCACGGCGAGCCCGCGAACGTGGGGTCTTCGACGCGGGCGATGATCATGTCCGAGCGCGGCGTGCCGGTGGTCGCCGCGATGGTCAGCGTGGAGTCGTTGCCGACGTTGTAGCCGTAGTAGGTGCCCTGGTCGGCGACCTCGATGCCCTCGATCAGGAACTTGCCGTCGCTGATGAGGATGCCGAGGCTGGGGACTACCGTCTGGTTGACGATGCAGTCGAGCGGCCCGATGACGCCGCCGGGCGTCTCCATCGAGGCGGCTTCGAGCGCCAGCCGCCATAGCTGGCTGGTCTGGTTCCCGCCGTCGATGACGTAGGTAAGAGCGTTGAAGGTCACGAGCTGCCTCCGATGGACTGCCAGGCGCGACGGTACACGACAGAGCAGGTCGAGGTGGATACGCCCAGGTAATCGAGGCCTTCGTACTTGACGATGGTCTGCCCGACCGGGAGCTGCATGCCGATCAGCGCAGACGAGCCGAACATGCCCCCGGCCGCTGAGGCGGTGCCGATCACCATCGAGCGCACCCACGGACGCGTGTCGATGACCAGCGTCTGCCCTGGCCCCACCTTGCCGGTGTAGCCGATGTTGAGCGGGTAGTTCTCGTACGTCACCGACGGATTCTGGATCGGCCCGGTGATCTGGAAGACGGGCCAGGTAGGCAGGGTGCCGCTGTTGAGCACCGCTACCAGGTTCTGTAGGTTGCGCGGGATCGTGGTCGTCGGGAGCTTCACCGGCGCGATGATCGAGCTGAAGCCGCGCGCCTGGATCGGGATGACGACCGTGGTGGCCGCGTCGTCGTACCAGTTGTTGTCGGCGCACTGGAACTGGGCCACGAACGGCACCTGGCCGGTGTAGACCAGGCCCATGGTAGGCGTGATCTTCCGGCCGCGCCCGTAGGCCCTGCGGATGACGGACGAACCACGGTAGAAGGCGCGCAGCACCTGGTAGGAGTTGTTGACCAGGCGCGTGTACGGGTCGTTCCAGGCGCTTGCCAGGACGCTGTAGGCATCCAGTGCGAGCGAGCCCTGCGAGGGGCTGGTGTACGCCTTGCCGGTCTGCGTGACCACCATGCCGGGCAGCGTGTCGACGCCGAACAGCAGGCCGTCATGCCCGACCACCGGCTGGTCCTGGACGTTGACGCTGCCGGAGTCGGGCGTGGTCGAGTCGATCTGGATGAAACCGGCTCCCATACCGTAGGTGACCGCGCCGGTGCCGTCTGACCGCACGATCTGGTACTGGCCGGAGGTGATGTCCGTCATGCCGGCGCTCCCACGTAGCCCTGCATCTTGGCGACCTGGAGCTGGTAGTGAAGCTCGGAGAACGCCTGCGCGAGCGTCAGTCCCTCGGGCTGCATGATGTAGATGTTATTGGCGAGCTGGGACACGCCGCCCTGGCCGCTGCTGCTGCCGAACGGCGTGTTGCCTCCGCCGCTGGTCGGCACCACCCACTCCGGCTCCTTCTCCGCCAGGGTGTACATCTGGCCGGTCCTGGTGCCGTAGCCGATAACCGGCTCGGACAGCAGGCCGCCCTTCGCCAGCCCGATGGCGTGCAGCGCCCCGCCGAGGAAGTGGCCGACGGCCGACCCGCCGGGAATGCTGTTCTCCAGGCCGCTGATCAGGGAGCCGATGGCGTTCTTGGCCAGGTTGTACAGGGCATCCGCCAGCCCGGACAGGGCATTGATGATCTTGCCCGGCAGCGACTCGAACCAGTCGACGACATCGAACAGGGCGTTGTGCAGCGGCTCGAAGAAATGCGACTCCAGCCAGTTCCACGCGGCGGAACCGGCCTTTGCCACGTCGGTGATGATGGTCCGCCAGTGCTGGGCGAACTCGATTGCGCCGAGTGCCAGCAAGCCCGCCGGTCCGAGGAATACCAGGGCGAACTTGAAGTATTTAGTGACGAATCCGACGACATCCCCGGTGATTCGCTTGATGGCTCCCCAGGTGACGTCCCAGGCTTTCTTGACCGCATTCAGCGAGTCAACGAAAGCGACCTTCAGATAGTGACCGATAGGGTCGAACACGTCATTCTTGAGGAAATTCCAGGTCGCTCCTGCTACTTCCTTGATGAACTTCCAGACGGTTCCCCAGTGCTTGACCAGCTCGACGATGGCGACAACGAGCAGCGCCACCGCAGCGATTACCAGGCCTATCGGGTTGGCTAGCAGCTCAGCGTCGAGAATTGCCTGGACGACTGCCCAGGCCTTGATTCCGAGGACGATTGCCCCGATTGCCAGGGCTATTGCCGTCAGCACAGGTGCAGGGATGGCGTCGATTATTGCCGTCAGTGCCGTGGCGATGTCAGTGATCAGGTGCACGACAACAGGGGTGAACAGCCCGAGGAGGGTCGAAAGAATCGGCACCACTGCTGGCAAGACGGCACTCAGGGCAGGAAGGATGGCCATTGCCAGCTTGGTCAGCGGCGGGATGAGCTGGGTAATTGCCTGGATTACCGCGCCGGTGAAGGCGTTGAGGAACTGCTCGACGAATGGGATGAGCTGGGGCAGGATCTTGGCCAGCTCGCGCAGCACGCTCTCCACGAGCTTCGCCAGGGGCGGCAGTAGCTGGCTGACCAGGGCGATGCCGACCTTGGAGAAGATGAACACGATCTGGGAGAACAGGTCGATGACCGGCGGCAGCACGGGCAGCAGGATGCCGACCACGGTGTTGATGAAGGATGCCAGCGGCTTGGCGACCGCCTCGATGATGTCGGCGATCTGGGCGAATACGCCCTTGTTCTCCAGCACGGTGAAGACCTGGCCGAACGCGTCGGCGAGCTTGACCAGGGACGGCGAGATGGCGTTCAGGAGCTGCGCCACGGGTGCCAGCGCGGAGATCAGGTCACCGAGGACGGCACCCGCGAACTCGGCGAAGATCTTGCCTACGACGGCGAGCACCGGCTCCAGGGACTTGATGATGGAAGCCAGGAGCTTGAAGGCAGGCGCGAGCGCGACCGCCAGTCCCGAGGCAAGGTCGCCGATGATCGGCAGTAGTCCTGTGACTACTTTAAGTAGTGCCCCGAGGACAGTCGACGCCGGGCCTATGACCTTGGAGAACGCAGAAAACATCTCTGACAGGCCGGTGCCGATATCGCCCAGGAAGCTCTTGAATACGGCGAACGCCGGGGCAGCCGCCTTCAGGATCATCGTCAGGCCGGGCAGCAGGTTCTTGACCAGCATCTCCAGTCCGTCGACCAGCGGCTTGAGCAGCGGCGCGGCAGCGGAGAACACGGACTTGAGCTGGGGCCCTATGCCCGAGAAGAACTTGGGTATCTGGGCGAATACCTGCTGTAGCGGCTTGAGCAGCGGCTGGGCGGCTGCGGTGAATGTGCTCTCCAGGCTGGACAACATGGACTTGGCTTGTGCCTGGAGCTGGGCGTTGCTCTTGATGAGCAGGGCCGCGCCGCCGCCGAGCACGCCAGCGCCCGCGCCGATAGCGCCGAGCGCGGGAATGCCGCCGAGTGCCGCGCCGCCGAGGCCGAGGAGCGAGGCCCACTTGGCGTTCAGCCCGAGGATGCCCGGCGCGGCTGCGTTAAAGAGCTTGCCGCCGACTCCGCCGCCCCCTGGGCCGCCCCCGCCGGGCGGCAGGACGTCTCCGCCGCCGCCGCCTCCCTTGGTGCGGCGGAAGGAGAAGAACTTGCTCCAGAAGCCGCCTCCGCTGCGCGCAGCCTGGTCGTCGGCTCCCTGCTCGGCTGCCTGCGCTGCCTGCGCGCCCTTCTCCTTGGCGGTGGTCTTGTCGACGCCGAGCACAGAGTCGACAATCGTGTCCTGCTGCCTGGTCCTGACCGTCCGGGTGACCGGCGCGTTGATCATGCGCCCGAGCTGGCCCTGGGTGCCGGACTGGAGCGCGGTCGGCGAGCCGGTGACCGGGTGCGGGCTGAACAGCGCGTTCAGGGTGCCGAGGACCGAGCCCTGCGGCGAGGACCGCAGCCGGTTCGCCGCGTCGCGCGAGAGCTGGTTGTCGAGCTGGGCGAACAGCGTGCGCGCCCGCCCGATCACCGACCCCTCGAACGCGGCGGTGATCTTGACCTTGTGCGGCTTGCGCTCGAAGTCCTCTACGCGCGCCTCGATGCGGTCCAGGTCCCTCTCGGCCTGGTCGAGCTTGATGACGAGCCGCGCCTCGATCGCCCCTGCATCGAACACGGCCCGCACCTCCCTAGCTAGCTGGCCTTCTTAGCTTCTCCAGGTCTTTCCTGCGCAGCTCTTCCAGCTCTTCCTTCATCTTCGCAAGGTCGATGACCTTTACGCCAGCGTCCACGTTCTCCCTGATAGTCGGGCCCTGCATGCCCGGCGTCAGGCCCTCCGCGCCGCTCCCCTCGACCATCCGGAACGGGATGTCCTCGTCCTCGGTCATGCCCTCCAGGTGGACCTGCTGGAGCCACCACGGCATGGCGATCCACTCGTCATATGAAATTTTCAGGTACTTCTGTACTGCGTAGATGATGGTCCGGAGGCTTAGCGCTTCTGGCCGTTCGCCTGCGGCGCTCCACCTCCGGACACGACTTCCGGGTCCATCACCTGCTCTTGCAGCCAGGCGTAGAAGATGTTCCTGATGCGCGGCGGCAGGGCGAGGAGCTGCTCCTCACTCGGCTTGCCCGAGCACAGGGCCGCGTACAGGACGGCCATCTTCTTGCCCATCGACAGCATGATCTCCGGGTCGAGCGAGTCGATGGCGTCCAGGAGCTGCGCCTGCGTGGCGTTCTCCGGCAGCGTCGGCACGTCCTTGCGGAGGTCGCTGGCCAGGGTCTTGACCGAGGCCAGGAACGTCGAGATCTGCGCGTCGGTCGGTTCCTTGATCGTCCCCTCGCACTGCACGAAGGGCATGAGCGTGAAGTCGAGCGGGTCAACGACGTTGCCCGCGTTGAATCCAGACAAGGGCGGTGCGCTCCCTTTGGGCTAGCTGGTGGCGACGGCCGTGAGGTCCGTCCAGGTGATCGAGCTGAACTGGCAGATGGCCGACAGCGTGAGGGGGTAGAGCCTCTGCTGCGCGGCGCGACGGTACGCGGTCTGAACCTGCCCGGCGCTGACCACGACGGGAACGTACAGCACCCGCGCGAAGCCGAGCTGGTTCTTGCCGACCACGGCCATCGTGAGGGTGGCGAAGTTGGTGGAGAGGGTCAGCACCGACTTGCCGGGCTGGCCTGCGCCAGCCGCCGTGGTGGCGATCGAGCCGCCGTTGCCCCAGGTCAGGTTGATGTTGTTGAGGGTGTCCTCAGACAGGTTGGTGGTCACCTGAAGCTCGGCGGTCGACACCGAGACGCCGACGGGAGTCGGCTGCTCCTCGATGTTGATGTTCTGGGTCGTCGGGTTGAAGGTCAAAGTCAGACCGGCTTCGGTCGCTCCGACGTAGCTCCAGCCCAGGCCGAGCCAGGAGGTGCCGACGCCGAGGTTGGCGTCTGACGGGACCGTCGCGCCAACGCCCGGCGAGGGGTTGGGCGCGGTGAAGAGGATGCCCGTGCCGTACAGCACGTTGAGCGTGTTGTAGGCCGGTGGGGTGTATGGCAGCGACGGCATGGCTTAGCCCTGTCCTTCCTCGATGAGCGTCACGCCAGCATCGTGCGCTGCCTGCGTGAGACCGGGAACCAGCAGCGCGTTCACCTGCGTGAACTCGCTTCCGATGTAGTGGCCGCCGTAGCTGAACGTCTCGTGCGGCGGTCCGACCTTCAGCCGGACCATCCCAGGGGCGAGCGGTGCCGCCGCCAGGATGGCCTGCGCCTTGGCGCGCAGCTCGGCTGCCTGCTCGGCGGGAGACTTCTCCACAGGCTTTTCCGCAGCCTGTGGAGACTCCTCGGCCGCCGTGTCTGCCTGGTCGGGAGCTGGCGGAGCAGCGGGTACTGCCTGCTCGTCGGGTGTTTCCGGCATGGTGGTCATCCTCTCACGGAACCGCAGGAATGAGCTGGCACAGGCGGACCGTGAGCGTGGTGGTGTTCGTGAAGTCGATGCAGGTGTACCCGACTCCGCCAGCCCCGATGACTCCGCCGGGAGCGGAGCCGTACTGCGTGGAGTCGGTCTGCGTGAAGTCCTGCACCGAGAACGGCCCGATGATGAGGGGCACCGTGACGCTCGCGCCGATGGTGATGGTGGTGGCTGCCTGGTTGAAGGCGGGCAGCCCGCCGGGACCGCCGCCCTTGCGGCCGACCAGAACGTTCGCGGCGGTAGGCGTCGCGCCGTTGGTGACCAGCAGGAACTGGGTGCCGTTGTTGACGTACTGGACGCCGAGCGGGCTGCCGACGCTGGCCCAGGAGACGAACGCGTTGCCGGTGCCCGTGGCATCGACACCTGGCCCGGACCCCTGCATGACGCTCAGGCCGCCGAGAGCCTGGGCGTTGATGGTGTACGCCGCGATGGAGAGTCTGGCCATCTCAGGCTCCTGTCTGGGAAATGATCATGTACGTGCAGGTGAAATCGGTACGGCGGTCGGACGGGTCGAGCGGCATCGCGATCGGCGGGGAGCCGGGGCGGTAGACAAGCTGGATGTTAACGCCATCCACGTTCAGCGGGTAGCTCGCGTTCAGGATCATCACGTCGAGCTGCTGTGCCGCCAGCTCCGGGGAGAGCGAGTCGTCCGAGGGACCGCGCAGCCGCGACTGGAAGCCCCAGGCATCGAGCCCGGCCTCCTCGGTGATGAAGCCGGGTCCGGTGGTGGGCGTGAGGGTGATGAGCTTGTCAGGCGACTCGATGATCTCCGGTCCGGGAGACAGGACGTAGCCGGTCTCCTCGGTGTCGTCCCAGCCGATAACCCGCAGGAAGTCGATCAGCAGCTTGGTCTTGGGTACCGTGGGCAGGCTCACCGGCCCCTCCTCGGCGGAGGCTCAGTGTGGTGCTGCACGTGCCACCAGATCCAGCCCTTGAGCCGGTCCGGGAGGTCCAGGTACCTGATCCGCGACTTGATGCGCAGCTCTTCCTCGGTCAGCCGGTGCTGTTTCGGCTCGCGGTCGCGCAGGACCTCGCCGCCGGTGCCGTCGCCCAGGTAGCCGCCTGCGTGCACGGACGGGTGCCCGCTGCGCCGCAGGTCGGAGAACTCGACTGGGGCCAGCACTTCTACCTGGTCGGACAGGTGCTCGGCGTCGTCCATCAGCGCGCCCACGCCGCCATCGTGCAGGACCGCCCTGGCGTACCTCTCGATGTAGTCGCGGTAGTGCCGGTTGAGCCCGTCCTCCAGGAACTTGGCCTGGCCGCCGCGCGGGTGCCTGAAGTGCAGGCCCTCGTGCTGGTAGTGGGCGTACACCTGGTCGACGACCACCGACGCCGTGAGCTTGCCGTCGCGCATGTGCGTCATGCGCCGCAGCTCGGCGAGGCGCTCGGAGAAGCTGCCCACGGCTACCCCTGGTAGACGGGACCGCTGACAGGCGGCCAGTCGTTGTGGGGCACCCACATGTCGTACGGGGTGCTCGATTCCAGGGTGCCGGTCATCCGGTTGATCTGCGTGTTCGAGTCGTACCCGGTGAATACTGGCGGTATCCGGTTGATCACCAGGCCGATCTCCTGGTTGATCCCTCCGGCCGGTGCCGGGTCGAGCCGCAGCTTGCCGTCGCGCACGTCGTTGAGCATCTGCGTGGCGTTCTGGTACGCGATGAACACGGGATGCGTGTTCGGCATCGCCTTGTTCTTGAGGTACGTGCGGTAAGCCCAGAACGCAGCGAGGTCGAGCGCGAGATCGTGGAAGACAGGCGGAGGCTGGGCGTTGTCGTTCGACCCGTCCATGATCGAGCCGAAGTACACCGAGATACGGCTGGACGCTGCCTGGAGCGCAAGCGTGAGCTGCGCGTCGGTCAGCTTGGCTGCCGTCCCGGTACCGTCGTCAGTGCCCTGGAGGGCCAGACGCAGGTCGGACACCGGGGCGTACAGCACAGGAGACATGGCGTCAGTTCTGCCCTGAGTTGTAGGGCTGCTGGCCGCCGCCCATGAGGTTGGAAACGTTGCCGTTGCCGAAGGCGTAGGCCTCGTTGCACTGGGTGGCCGACATCGAGACGATGTTGCCGGACAGCGCGGTCGCCAGCGCCGAGCCGTTGGGCACGTCGATCACGGTGCCGCGCGGGATCACCTGGGAAACGCCGTCGTAGGTGATCGTGGTCTTGGCGGTGACGAGCTGCGGGTTGGCTGCCATCTCAGTCTCCTAGCGTCGAATGGTCTGCTACGTCGCTGTGCTGGTTGGGCGGCAGCGGCTGGAGGTTGCCTGCTCCCCCGTACGCGGTCCAGAGCGCAGATCCAGGCTCAACGTCGATGACCGAGCAGGCACGGACGTACCGCGTCTCCCTGTCCCAGGTGAGATTGAATCCGGTCTGGACAACGTACGGGCCTACCATGCGCTAGTTCGATACCGCTGCGGCCAGCGTGGACTGGCCTGCCTGGCTGTGCGCCGGGTACGGGAGCTGGGTGTTGTAGTTGACGTTCGCCTGCGTGTTCGACCCGTAGTAGCCGGGCGAGTATCCCTCGGTGATCGGGTTGCCCCAGGTCCAGGAGGTGGGAACCACCGTGTAGACCAGGGTGACCGTGCAGCCGGGCGGCAGGATGGTGACCTGCGGAGAGGACAGCGGGTTGCCGCTGATTCCGGCCACCAGGCCGCTCCAGACCCAGGTCGGGGTCGCCACGGTGTACGAGATCGAGATCGTGCCGCCAGCCGGGACCACGTACGTGCCGGCCGCCGCGCCGACGGCGGAGCCGTTGACCGTGACGGCGGAGATGGTCGCGCCGTTGGCCCCGATCACCACCTGGACGGGGAAGCTGTTGTTGTTCGGCGCGGTGACCGTGGTGGCGGGCACTGCCGGGGTCGCGACGACCGGGGCAACCTGCGGGGCCACCAGGACGCTCTGCACGGTGCCGCCGGTGATGGTCAGCGAGATCTGCTGGCCGGTGTTGTTCAGGACCGGCGTGCCGCTCGCCGGTAGGGTCGGCGCGGTGATGGTCACGGGTAAGCCTCCTCAGTTTCCCAGGGCCGCGTGGCCCGTCTCATCGTTCGCAGTGAAAGCGCGGAGCGTTGCCCCGGCCGCGACGAGTGCCTGGTAGAGCCTGGCGGGCCCGGTGGACCCGCCGCCGCTGTCCAGGTACATCACGTCGCCGTTACGGAAGGTGACCGGCTGGCCCTCGGCCCAGGCCGAGGACGCGCCGAGCGTCGAGCCGGTGCCGAAGTTGGCAGGAGCACCGACGCCAGTGGTCGTCGATGGAGTACCGGCGATCACGTCGGGCGTGAACGTGCCCGCCGCAATGGTGATGCCTGCCGGTGGTGCTCCGATGACCATCCTGGTCGCTGCCACGCCTGCCTCCTAGAACGCGGTCTGCGGGATCTTCTGGATGTTGGTGAAGGTAGGTGCCAGTGCTGCCACTGTCACGCCCACCCCGCTGTTGTGGTTGAAGTCGAGATCCGCGATGGGGACGCTCGTCCCGGTGACCGTGCCGTTCACCACGACGACTTCGCTGCTCGCGCCGTCGTTGATGAACAGCACCTGGCCGACCGAGAAGATAGTCGCGCCGCTCGCGAACGGCAGGGCCGTGCTGACTCCTGCCGTCACCGCGCCGTTGGTGCTCAACCCGCCGGTGCCAGCCGCGAACGTGTACTGCCATTCGCAGCCCGAGCACCTGTAGATGGTTTCCGGGCCCGTCGACTGGAACAGGCGCAGGCACTTGCACTTGGGGCAGGTGACCGTGACGCTGAGCGGCACGCCCGTGCCCGGAATCCATGTCATGAGCTATCGGCCTCTCTGCTCCTGCTCGTCCACGCCAGCCCGTAGCTGGCTGAGGATAGCGGGATCAACCTGGTCGCGGATGTCGGCAGCGGCACGCGACGGCGGGAGGTCGAGCGCGTCTACCGTGCGCTGTCCCTGCACCGTCTCCTGCCCGGCCGAGGCCTCGCTGCCGGGAACCGGCGGAGTGGCCTCCGGGATGTTGCGGACCTCGATCGTCGAGCTTCCCCGAGGGTCCGGCCGCGCGTGCAGCGGCGGGCCGTGCAGCGCCCCGGACATGGCGATCGGAGGCAGCGGAGCTTCCCCGCTGCGGCTCTCCGGACCGTGCAGCCTGCGCACGGCGGGAGCGCGGCGGCCGTCGCGCCGGGGGTCGCAGCGCGTGTACGTCGCCGCTTCCTCCGGGGTCAGGTAAACCGTCTCGCCCCTCATCACCAGGTCGGTCTTGTGGTCAGGGTCGTTGCGCCGTGGCACTGCCAGGTTGGCCAGTGCCTCGTACGGCTCGCCGATGCGGATGGCTGGCTGGTGAACGGTCTGCGTGGCCTGGTAGCGGGCCATCAGCTCGTTCATCACCGCCAGTTCCTGCTCGGACAGGCCGCGCGGCCCGCCAGCCTCCTTGGCTTGAGGCTGGCGCGGCGCGGTCTTGGTGGCTGGTGCTGCCATTCGGGATCAGACTCCGGAGAGAAGGCAGAGCGACAGCGGCTGGTCAAGGCCGATTGCCGATGCGCGCTGCGTGTCGGAACGCCAGGTCTTGCGCGGCTCGTCGCGGTACAGGGGACCCGCGAGGAACGGCAGCTCGTCTGCGTAGAAGCCCGAGCGGTGGCGCTGCATGACGATGGCGTTACCCGCAGGGACCTGGCGCGAGACGAGCACGTCCAGGTTGAAGATCTTCTGCGGGAGCACGCCGGTGTACTGGAGGTTCTCCGACGCGATGTCGCCGATGTACGGGGCGGCGAACGTGCTGCTCTGGAGCAGGGTGTTCTTCGTCCCGTGGTTGATGATCAAGGTATCGGCTTCAAAGCCGAGCCACTGAGTGACGCCAGAAGGCGAAACGATGTTCGCGTTCTCTACCAGGTAGCACGCCTGTGCGAGGTCCGAGCGGATCGTCGCGGCGGCGGTCGACCAGGGGTTGGAGACCGCCAGCGTCTGGATGTTGGCGTTGGCGACGACGGCCGAGTAGAACGCGGTGTTCCAGGAGTACACCATGGTGTTCTTCACCTGGAGTAGCTGCCTGGTCACCGGGTCGATCGACTGGCGGCGGCGCATCTCGTCGGAGACCATGATCGCCATGGCCCGCTCGTGCGAGAACACGACGCGGGGCGTGCCGATGGAGGTCGGCATGACCGGGACCTCGCCGAACTCGGGCCGCACCTCGGGGAAGTCGTCGGCGTACAGCGGCGTCGACTCCGAGTAGCGGACCGCGCCGGAGGGAGCAGCGCCGCCCATGCGGAGAACGGAGTCCATGATGAACTCGTTCTCGGTGATGTCCAGAATGAGCGCTGGGATGACCAAGGGGTCCTTCAGCAGCTCGTTGACGGTTACTCTCGGAGCATCCGAGTAACCCCGTGCGCCCGTGGGCATTGGTCACTCCCTCATCTCTCTTGTTGACACGCGGCTAGACGAGCCGGGCCCGGCCCAGGAAGTAAGCTGCGCTTCCCTGGCCGCCGATCTGCTGGGTGAGCATTCCGGCGGAAACCCCGCCGGGGTGGGTGCAGATGGCCACCACCTGGTCCGATGCCGGGCCAGCGCCCGCTGAGACCACCGTGCCGTTGTTAGCGCCGCCGATGATCAGCTTCTTGCCGGGCACCACAGCGCCCGCGTACCAGACCCAGATGTCCGCCGGTCCGTACCACACAGGCACGTAGTCCTGGAGGACGGAGATGTCGATCTGCGGCTGGCCGTAGGAGTTAGCGGCAGCGGTCTGCGGCGTCACCGTGTTGCCGTCCGCGCCGGCCACGCCGAGAACGGTGACTGAGGCGGACAGCGCGAGCGTCACGGTGTAGTCCGTGCTGCCCGCCACCGACGCGTTCGGCTGGACGAACTGCCCGCCGTAGATCAGGGTCGCCGCCTGGTAGTTGGCAGGACCGGACTTGTAGTGCGGCAGAACTGCCGACATTAGGCTCCCTTTCCTTTCCTGGGGTCAGATGCCGGTCAGAGGCCGGTCTGGTTCCTGTACCGGGCTACCAGCTCGGTGCGCGCCTGGTCGCCTCGCGCGGTGATGTCCGGCTCGTCGAAAGTCGAGCCCTGCTCGGAGCTGAGATCGAGCATGCTGGTGAGGCGGCCCATCTCGGCCAGCACGCGCCGCATGACGAGCCCGGCGTCCACGCCCTCCCCGTTGGCCAGCTCGACGACGTGGCCGCTGCCCTCCAGGAGAGGACGAGCCATGTCGACGATGTAGGGCGGCAGGCCGCCGTTGCGCGTGAGCTTCTGCTTCTCCAGCTCGTAGGAGTCAGCGTCCATCTTGCGCCGCATGACGCCGAGCTGGCGGTTGGTCTCCGCGAGCTGGATGTTAGCCAGCTCCACCGCGTCCCCGCCGAAGTTCGACAGGCTCGGGCCCGCGCCCGCTCCCGCGAGCTGCTCGGCCTCGAACTCGTCCTGGAGAGCGTCCAGGTCCTCAGCGTCAAGCTCGTCGACCAGGGCCGCCAGCTCCTCGTCGGTCAGCTCGTCCTCGTCGTACTCGCCGTCGGTGTCCGTGTCCACGACGCCGAGCAGCGCGTCGAGCTGCTCGTCGGACAGCGACAGCAGACGGTCGAGCCTCGCCTGCTGTGCTTGGGTCAGGCCAGCCATGCCGGTGTCCTCTCCTGCGATTTCCACGTCCGACAGGTCGTACACCTGACCGGCGTCGTTTGACATTTCGACGTACTTCCACGGCCCGAGGTCCGGGATGCGCGGGTCGAGCGTGCCGAGGACGTGCTGCACGGCGGCCGGGAAGAACTTCCCGTCGGCCCGCTCGTACTCCTCGACGATCCTGGCAGACACGCCCAGCTTCGGGTTCTCGGTGAGCACCTGAGTGCCCCTGGCCGTCGGCTTCATCTTGATGTACAGCCCGTCATCGCCGAGCCGCATCGAGTGGATCTCGCCCCGGAACCGCTCGGGGTCGTTGGTGTGCGTGTTCTGCGCGTCCGCGAGCTGGAACGGCACCTGGTTGTAGGCCTGCGAGTTGAACGAGGTAACCAGGCTGCTGAGGTAGCTCGGGGTGAAGCTGAGCTTGCGGCCCTTGTAGTTGATCTCCCCGATAGGGAGGATGCGCTTCTCCCAGAAGCCGTTGCCCACCGGCCTGGCGGCCGAGAGGTCAATCGGCGTGAGGATGGTCAGCCGCGCGCCCACTAGCTGGCCTTTCGTCCGAAGTTCTGAGCCCGCATGGCCATCTTCCGCGCGACGTCCATCTTCATGCCGCGCTTCATGAGCTTCTTGTAGATGGCCACGCCCCTGGGCGACAGGCCTCCGGCTCCGTCGTTGTCCGTGTCGCCGGTGGACGAGTCGTCATCATCGCCGTCGTTGTCCGGGTCGGAGGCGAACGCCCGCACGTTCCCGATCCCGAGCTGTGCCAGCAGCTCGGGCTGGCGCGGCGGTGCCTGGAGGGGCATCGTCGGCCTGGCGGGGTCGAGCGCGGTGCGGTTCCAGGTGCCGATCAGCTCCTGGAGCGCGGCGCGCTGGTGCGTGTGCGGGGACAGCTCCTTGCCGTCGATCAGCGAGCGCCAGGCGTTGTCCTCGCCTACGCCGATCTCGCCGATCAGCTCGCCGCCCATGCGGTGGCGGATGACCGCCGTGCCCGAGCCGCTGCGGCTGACGATGATGTCGGCGGCGTTGCGAACCGGGACGCGCGGCCTGCCGTTCGCCATCAGCAGTGCGCGCGTCCCGGTGTTGGCCAGGCCGACACTCGCTGTCCTGACGCCAATGGACTGCTCCGTGAAACCGGCCCGGCTCGCCCAGTCACCGCGAGCCTGGGTCTGAAGCTCCGGTGGCTGGCGGGGCGAGGATGTGCCGGACGCTCCGCCGCTGATCGCAAAGTCGGCGTCGTCCGATTCGTACCCGCAATTGGGGCACCTCGCCGTGCTTCCCGCGAGATCTACTGTTGCCCACGGGGTATTCGAGTGACCGTGGGACCGTCCGTGACTGCTCAACTTGGCAAATCCCTTCCGGCCGTACTTCTTGCGCCCGATGTAGGCCGCCAGGGCACCGGGGTTGGTCGCTCCGCGAGCTGCGAGCTTGGCAGACAGTGCCTTGAAATTGGCACCGCTGCCGGGCGGAGCGCCTGCCGTCGTAGGCATAACGCGGTTCCCTCCTGGTCACCTATCGCGACCATAGTAGCTCTAACTGCCTGCCTGCCTGCAATAACATGCCGACAGTTTTAAGCCGCGCTCATCGCCAGTCTCGCGAATTGCGCCGCCTCTATTTCATTCAGTCCCAGCACTTCCATCGCAGCTTGTGCAACGCCTCTCGTGACTTCTCTCAGTGCACGTGAGTAATCCTCGTCCGCTGCGTGGTCCTTGATGCTCTGCGCCTTGGTGGCAATGGCCCTGCGGGTCTTGGCGATCATGTCGATGAACGCGGGACCGGCTGCTCCGACGGTCGCGGCGATCATCGGCACGACGACCTCCCACAGGTCCTTGCCGGAGATCGCCTCACCGCCCGTGTGCACGCCGTAGCGGAAGGCCAGGAATCCGGCGAGGCCGCCCAGGGACGTGCCAAGGGCGATGCGGAAGTTGCTGTTGCGCTCGGAGATAAGCTCGGAGATCTTCTCGCTGGCCGCCAGCCTCTTCTCGGCTTCCTTGGCGCGCTCGGTCTCGGCCTGCTCCGCCTTCTGGGCGCGCAGCGACTCCATCTTCGCCAGCCGCTCATTGCGGCGCGTCGCCTGCTGGCTGAGGCTGCTGGCCGTCTGGACAGCCAGGACCGCCTCGGCGAGAGACTTGTTCAGCTCGTCCTGCCGGGACAGCAGGTCACTGAGCTGCCTGTTCTGCGCGTCGGAGAGGTTCATGCTCGCCGCGAACGCCTTGACGCCCTGGGAGAAGTCCCTGGTGGCGTCCTCCAGGCCGGTGCTGGAGGCCTTGAAGCTGCCCGGCGAGACGCCAGAGGTGCGGGCGATGTCCTCGGCAGACCTGCCCGGCGTCTTGGTCTTGCCTTCCATCGAGGCCCGCATGGCGGCCCTGATGTGCGGGGTCGCGGCCTTGGGCCCGCCCCTGTCCGGCGTTGCCTGGCTGCGCACGGAGTTGAGCGGGTGGTACTCGCGCCTGGACTGGCGCACCTCGTCCAGGGTCTTGAACGTGCTCTTCCTGGTGCGCGCCGGCAACGGCCCCTCCATCGACGGCATGCTGCCACCAGCCCGCTCGAACTCGCCGTGCTTGCCGCGCTTGAGGTGAAAGTGACCGAGGAATGCCAGGTCAGACCCGAACCTGGACAGCTCGATCTGCTCGCCTAGCGATCCGGGCTGCTCCCCAGGGCTTCCTGGAGCTGCGCGGCCATCTTGTCGGCTGCCGCCAGCCGCTCCTCCTCCGGCAAGTCCCAGTACCCCTCCGGCACCAAGACGTGAGCCTTCTGAGGAGCGCCAGGCGAGGTTGTGGTCGATGATCCGTCCGCCACCGCTGCCTCCGGTGTTAATGGTGCTGAATGTGTTCAAGTCAAAGATACCTACCTGGTCGCGCTCCTTGCCCAGGCGCTCCGCTTCTGCACGGTCCTGCACGTTCTGAGACGGGTCCAGCCAGAGATGGCCGTCTTCGACCCAGCCGCCGATGTACATGTCCTTGCCCTCGAACGAGCTGCGCTCGGACATGAGCATGTCGTCGATGGCCCGCCGTAGCTTGGCGCGGTCGTCGAGGATGGATGCCGGGTAACGGTGCGTGTGCCCGTCGAGCGCGACCATGTACCCGTGCACCGGCTGGCCGCCGGTCAGCGGGGAGACGGAGAAGCCCTCGCGGTCCTTCTCCATGACCTTCACCGCGTCACTGGCCCCGCCGAACTTCGTCCACCGGCCGCGCGAGTCACGCGCCTGCATCGGGTTGAACGCCAGCTCGATCTGCTCGCCGAGGCTGCCGGAGAACGAGATCGGGTTCTCGTGCACGACGGCCGTGGTGCCCTTGTGCGTGGCGATGGTATGCCCGATGGCGTGCTGCTCCCAGGTGTCCCAGGCGCGCGAGGCGCGGCTGAACCTGCCCTTGGCCTCCTTCGCGCCTGCTACCTCCGAGAGCTTGCGGCCCTGCTTCACCAGCTCCTCGGCCTGCGCGACCAGGGCGGCGTCCAGCTCGTTGTTCTTGCGCTGCTGGCGCAGCCAGGTAATCGCCTGGACCTGGTGCGGGGCGATGTCGATACCGTCGCGGCGCGAGATGTCGAGCGCGGCCTTGCGGTACATGTCGGCCATGTACTGGTAGGTGTACGTCGAGCCGACCGGCGCGGCGGGCAGCTCCGATCGGTAGGCCTTCACCTGGTCTTCGTTCCAGTCCGGGTGCTCGGCGCGCACGTCGGCGTAGCTCGGGGTGTCCGTCTGGTCCTTGGTGAGCCGCCGCCCGGCCGCAACCGACAGCGCGTGCCGGTCCATGACGACCAGGCCCTCGGTGTCGTCCGGCGTGTCCCCGCCGTTGCGGATGAGCTGGTAGAACGCGTGCGTCTTGGGTGCCCCGGTCGGGAACAGGTCGTCGTAGGGCCCGTGGTCGCGCCCCAGGATGGCGTTGGCCTTGGTCTTCACCGCGCCGGTGATGCCCGTGCCGTGCTCGGGCGAGTGCCCCAGCTCCAGCGCGTGCGCCGCGTTCAGCGCGTTGGTCTGCCAGTCGGTCTGCGGGCTGTAGCAGGCCAGCAGCGCCGCGCCCTTGTCCGCGTCGCCGCCGCCGATCATCCGGGCCACGGTGTGCGCGTCGGAGTACCAGCGCATACCCTGGTCGCGCTCGTCGGTGTTGGCATCGTCGAACGCCGCGACGATGTTCTTGCTGCTCAGCCCGTACTTCTTGATGAACGCGTTGTCGCTGGCCTTGGCCTTGTTCGCGGCCACGCGGTCAACGGGAGGCTCCTTGTAGCGCTCGCCCGAGCCCCACTTCATCCCGGACAGCGTGCCCATGACGGTGCTGCCGTCCCGCGACCACTCGCCGTGGGCGTTGCGGTGCTCCAGCGGGTTGTACCGCCAGCCCAGGTCGATGAGCTGGCTGCCGAGCGAGTCGTCTGTCATCAGGCTCATTGCGTCCTCGTCTCATCGGGAGCCATCCGGCCGAGCACCCGCACCACGTCGCCGACCTCGGCGAGCGCGGGCTTGTTGCCGGTGCCGAGCAGCCCGATGCCGATCTGGCGCACCTGCTCCATGGCGTCGGCAGACCGGGCAGCCGGATCGTGCCCAGCCCATTCAAGCAGGCCGTAGGCGCGCTGTCCTTCCGGAGTACGGCCGGTCACGGCTTGGCCCCCTCGCCGTTCTTCTTGATCACCTGGCGGATCTTCTTCCTGGCCAGGTCGATGGTCACCTGCGGGTGGCCCTCTTTCCACTGGTGCTTCACGATGTCCTCGGCTTCCCCGATCGCTTCCACGACGGTGCTGTCCGTGATCGTCCCAGGACGGTAGCCCATGGTGCTGAAGATGAGCGCGGCCATGTGGCGCACCTTGCCCGCCGTGCCCTGGCTGTTGATCTGGTCGGCGATCCAGCCGATCTTCTCCGGGTCTTCCTTGCCGCCGTCGAGCACTGCGATGTACGCGCTGAAGTTGTAGGCGTCGGCTGTCCACTGGTTGTAGTGCTGCCAGGACGTTCCGTTGCGGATGCGCTGCGGGCTGGCCATGTCCCTGGCCCACTCGCCGACGTTCTTGTTCGGCACCTCGTACATGTCATCGAGCTTGCGCTTGATGTCCCTGGCGCGCTCGGTGTAGTGCGGGTCGCCGAGGTGCCTCACGCGGGTCACCGCGTCGCCGATAGTCTCGATGTCCTCGTCCGAGCGCAGGTCGCGGAGAATGGCGCGGATTTTCCCGGCCTCCTGCGTCTCAGGCGGGCGGCCGTCTTTCTCCAGCTCACCGGCCAGGTCGCCGAGTGAGGCCATCACCTGGTCCTGCTTGTCCTGGAATACCTGGTCAGCATTGTCGACCGGGAACCGCGTCTTGCGGTCCGCTACTCCGGTAGCCCTGAAGAACTCCTCGGCGTGCTGCGCGGTGCCGAGCTGGGTGAATCCCTCTTCGATCGCCCTGACGCTGCTGTCCTTCTCGTTGTAGGCCATGCTGTCGTCAGCGCGGAACTCGTTCGGCTTCTCGTGCTCGCCTTTCGGCTCGACGGCATGGATCATCTCGTGCAGCGGCACGATCAGCGGGTCAGGGTCGTCTACCGTCTCGCCGGGCTTGTCGAGAATTGCCGTCAGCTCTTTGGCGGTGTTCTCCTCGATGAACATCTGCCCGTCCCAGCCCATCTGGGCAAGGGCACCTGGATGCTCGTTCTCGCTGAACTCTTCCGGAGGCTTCCCGTTCCAGTAGAGAGCGGTATTGTCGCCGAAAAGCGCCGGGACGATACGCACGTTCTTCTGCATCCATTCGTGGATGCGCTCTATTTCCGGGCTGTCTCCCGGTATTTCCCCGCCTGGATTCAATGCCGCGATAGCGTCCTTGTACGCCGCTACCCTGACTCTGGCATCATCGACAACTGACTTATTGGTCGATTCGTGCGTGATCCGGTAGGCGTACTCGAATGCGCTGGAAAGCGAGTCGGCAGCCTTCTGGTCGTCTCCGTCCCTCAGCGCTTTTATCGCATTGCCGAGGTGCCTGTCCTCGGTGTACCGGGCACCGGGCAGCTTGCTCAGCCGGTTGACGATCCCCTGGTGCGCCGGTGCATCCAGTGCTGCGCCTGCGCCGTGCACCCAGCGCCCGTCCGGTGCCCGTACCTCGTGCCGCCATGCGTTCCGCCAGCCGCCCGACAGCTCGATCTGCTGTCCGGGCGTCGTCACTTCAGTGCCTTGGCCTGGGCAATCGCCGTGGCCGCTGCCGTCAGGTACTGCTGGATCTGCTTGTTAAGCGCCTGGATCTGCGTCCTGAGCTGGTTCTGCGAGGCGGTGGTGTTGAGGCTGGAGGTAGAGCCCGGTGCCTGCGTGAGGCTGGACGAGGTGCCTGCCGGGTTAGTTGCCCCGGTCGCTGCGGTCGCCGGTGCAGGCGCGCTCGATGCCGTCGTGGAGCCCGCCTGGCTGCCGGTGGTCGAGCCCGACTGGCCCATGTTCACCTGGCCGCTCGCGCTGGCCAGCTCCTTCTGGAGCAGGTCGCGCTTGGCGATCAGCTCGTGCGCCTTCTGCCGGTCGCTGGCTGCCGAGGTGAGCAGTACGTGCTTCTGGTGCTGCACGTGCGCCGCGTGCGCCGAGGCAGGCACCGACTTGGGCAGCGGGACGCCCTTGACGCCCTTGCCCTTCGGCGCGGGCTTGCTGCCCTTGCCCGCCGTTGCCTGGCCCTGGCCGCCCTTGGTGAACTCGCCCGCGACGTTGCGCGCTTCCTTCTTGGCGTTAGCCGAGCGCGCGTTGCCGCTGCCCGCCGAGGTCGAGCGCGGTCCGCTTGCGCTGCTGGTGGCCGGAGCCGCGAGCAGCACTACCCTTTTGGGAGCAGTACCGCCAGCTCGACAGCTCGGGATGCGTCGTCCCAGTTAGACAGGCCTGCATTGCGCCGCCTGGTAGCCGCCGTGCGCCGCGCTGCCTGGGCGCTCGTCTCGCCGAACGCGGAGCGCTGCTCCCTGGTCAGGAGCGGCCCGGCCAGGTTCTCCATGTTCCGCCCGCCTGGGTTCTTCATCCTTGGCGGTGCGGTGTACGGAGCTACCTTGGGCGGCCCGAACGGGTCGCGGGGAGCCTTCGGCACCGAGCGCCGGGCGGGAGCGGTGCGCGCCGCGTACGCCTTGGCGGCTGCCTCGCGCGCCGCGTTGGCCTTCGGCGAGGTGTCGATGCGCCCTGTGCGGTTGCCGGACGGCAGGCTGCCCAGGGTGCCCGCGTGGCGCTGGATCTGCTCGCCGAGGCCGCTGTCCGAGCCGTGCGCGAACTCCGACCTGGCCGACTTCCCGGCCGCCGCGACGTGCGCCCTGGCCCGGTCGTAGTCACCGGCCCCGATCGCCCTGGCCGCGCTGCGCAGCGAGTTGGCCGAGGAGGACCCGCCGCGCCGCTGGAAGCTGCCGTAGCCCTCGGAGTCGTCCGTGGCGTTGTACAGCGGGGCACCGACTCCTGCCCGGTCCGGGTCGTTGTTGCGCAGCATGGCCGCCCGCTCCGCCTTGTCGGCGAGGTCGTGGAGCCGCTGCACGTGCTCGGCCGGGGAGAGCTTGCCGCCCTGGCCCCGGTTGAAGTCGCCCTTGGGCGCGTGCTCGACCTGCGAGTGCCCCTTGACGGTCTGCTTGTAGACCTTGCCGGTGCGCTCGTGCATCACCCGCAGGGTGACCTTGCTGTTCTTGCCGCTGCCGTGGTGCTCCGCCGACAGCACGCGGTGCGGGCCGAAGCCCGCCCGGCCGCCCTCGAAGCTCGCCATCAGCCGGTCGCCCGCCTTGACCGCCGAGGCGTGCGTGCTGCGGTGACCGCCCTTGTGCGGCGTCGGGTCGAAGCCTGGGTCGCCTGCGCGCTTGAAGCCGTGGGACCAGCCTCCGGCACCGACCAGGTTGATCTCGCGGGCGGCGGTGCCGCCGGACAGGTTCCTCAACTTCTTCCCCTTAGCAGTGCGCGCGGTGTCGTCCGCTGCCTGGTCGATGACAGCCCCGGCGTGCGAGATGTGCTTGCCGAGCGTGTAGGAGTTGCCGATGGCGTTGCGGTAGGTCGCATCGCCACGGCCTCCGGCGTAGAACTCGTGACTGCGCAGCGTGTTCTGCGCCGCGCGCAGATGCTGGCCGGCAGTGTCGAAGTCGCCGCGCCGCACAGCGTCGGCTGCCGTGCGGACGTGATCGCCGAGGCCCTTGCCGGGGTGGTCGCTGTCGAGCTTGCCTGCCAGCTCGCCGAGCGACTTAGCCCATTCGCCGTGGGCACCGCGCAGCTCGTCCTGCCAGCCCAGCTCAACGGCGCGCTGTCCGGTATTCGAGTACCCGCCCTGGCGGGACGGCGGCAGCGGGCCCGGCTGGTCGTTGCCCAGCGGGTTCCAGGCCCTGGCGATGGGGTTGCGCTGCCCTGGCTCTTTCACCTTCCCGCGCGAGCGGGCCACCTGCGCGCCGATGGTGTCGATCCGGCGCGCGTGGATGTCGTCGGCGCTGCCATGGTGCTCGCTGCCGTACGCGCCCCGGCCGATAGCCCCGGACGCGTTGATCAGGTGCCCCCTGGCCTGGGCGAGGTCGCCCTTGGCCAGCGCCTCGTGCGCCATGCCCAGGTACTGCTGGGTGCTTCTGTGGCTGCCTGCGTGGTCGGATGCGGCGATGCTGGAGCTGACTGCCTTGACGGCCGCCGCGAGCTGCCCGCTGGTCCACTTCCCGCCCTTGCCACGGCGCTCGCTCATCCAGGCCGGTGCAAGCTCGATAGCGTCTGCACGCCCGTTTGCGTGTGCGTGTGCACGTGCCTGGGCGGCGATCTCCATGGCCTCTGCTCCTGTCGCGGCAGCTCTCACCTCGGGGTGCTTGCTCTTGGCACCCCACTTGCGGATGGAAGCCCGCGCGATGCCGTAGGCCCTGCCCGGCGGCATGCCGCGCTTCTCGATGAGCGCCTTGACCACCTGCTGGAGGTACGGAGAGTGCTCGTTGCCCTTGACGCGGTACAGGCCGGGACCGCCTGGCCGCCCTCGCGGTGCGGGGGTGACGGCGAGGCGCGCGGTCTCCGCCGACAGCTCGACCGCCGTGGTGAGGTCGCCGCTGTTGCTCGCCGCGATCTGCTTGGTGACGTGCCAGCTCGTGACGCTCTTGGGCTTGGCCACGTTCTCGTCGACTCCGCCGGTCGGCAGCTCCGCAGGCGTCTGCATCGGGTTAGCGCCCTTGCGCGCCGAGGGGATGTCGCTGTTGGGCATCCCTGTCTCGTCGCCCGGCATCTGCCCCATGGCCGTCAGGTTCTCGTTGTGCGCCTCGTGGTCCTGGATGTCCTTGACCAGCAGCAGGTGCCGGTGCACCGCGTCCATGTGCGCCTTGGCCTGGTGGTACTCGGCGTCCGTGACCATTCCGTGACGGTACAGGCTCTGCGGCTGGAAATTGCCGATAGCGGCGTTCAGGTGCCGCACCGCGCCCTCGCTGTTCTGGCGCTCCAGCGCGTTGGCCGCGTCCTTCAGGTGCTGGTGGGAGCCCATGCGAGGGTGGTGGTCCTCCAGCTCCTTCGCCAGCGCCCGGATCTGCACGACGGTCTCCCGGCGCATCTGGCCGGTCGGCTTCCAGGCGTTCTGCCTGGCCTGGGGCGGGCGGTACACGCCCTTCCTACCGCTCACTCAGCAGCATCCTTCCCCCAGGCCACGGTCGGCCCGGATAACAGCGGCAGTGCGGGTGAACTCCGCCGGGGTAACCGATCAGGGGCATGTGGTCTACCAGGAAGTTCTTCCCGTTCGCATGCCTGCATTCTGCCGAGGTTCGCTTGTCAAGTACAGTGTGCCATCCGAGCAGCCTGCCGTAAGTCATGGCGGCTGAGTCTGCCTGTGCTCCTGCCTGCGACCGTTTCCAGATGGCCTGGAGGTGCGAGCCGAAGTAGCGCCGCTCGCGGTCGTAGGCCTCGCGCAGCGCCTGCGGCAGGGACACGCCGCGCGAGCGCGCCGTCTTCAGGTCGGTCATCACGCGCCGCGAGGATGCGATGGCGAACTGGACGCGCCGCATCAGGTTGAGCCGGGCGGTCCGCGCGGTCGCCGCGCCGAAGAATCCCTGCTGCTCGGGCGGCATGCTCATGATCACGTCGACCGACACGCGCATGGCGCGCGGGGAGATCCCGGCGGTCTTCAGCGCCGCCAGCACCGTGACGGAGCCCAGGATCTCCGCCGTGGAGACGTACGTGGCCAGGGCAGCCGCCAGCGCCGCTACGAGCTGCGCGTCCTGCTGCGGGCTAGGTGCCTGCTGCGGTGGTGCCGCCGTCGTTGCTGGCACGGGTCCTTCTCTTTCGCTGCGTGCGGAAGATCATCACTGAGCGCCAGGCGAGAACGGCCGGGATAGTGGCCAGGGCTATCACGTCAACCCAGGCCAGGGACGTGAACGTGACGCCGAAGTCATAGCGCAGGACCAGCGAGAACGTCGCCGCCGCCAGGCAGTAGTCCATGGCGACCATGGTCTGGCCCATCCAGTCGCGCCACCAGGGCCATACCCAGATGATGAGGAACGGGAAGGCAATGGCAGACCAGAACGCCAGGTTGACAGCCCACTCGACAGCATCAATAAGTGGCTGGTCGATCACGTTCTGCCGTACCTCTCCGCCCTGCGCCGGATGATGTCGTTGACTAGCGGCTGTATGTGGTTCTCCTTGTGCATATCACGCAATGGTACGGTTACTTCCCCGTGCGTGACAGCAAGGTGCCGCGCGGCTTCAGCTCGCGCTTTCCTGGCTTCTTCGAGCCCGTTCTTGTGGTTCATTGCCCGGCGCATCTCCCTGCTCCTACGGAACCACCACATTCATTCCAGCTCCTTGCTTGCCTGGCGGAGTCCGGTCATCACATCCCGGACTATCCTGCCGGTGGCCTCACTGGCATCGCCGCGAGCGCGTTCGAGCTTCCACGCCTCTTTCCACTCGTCGCACTCGGCACTCTTCTGTGCATACCTGATGTTGGCGTCGTCGAGCTGCTTCTTGGTAGATATCTGCCCGGTAATGAACAAGGCAACGATGACGACGCAAACGCTGACGACGCCAGCCCCCGCGCCGCCGAATAGGTTCGCCAGCTCGACGGGCGACAACTTTCGCCTCCCTTGCGTTTGTCATGCCATCTGTCCAGGTGGGGGTGTCATCGGCGGCTTCGCCGGTGGAGTAGGCGGTCCTGACTGCGGCGCGAGGCCGGGTGCGCGCTGGCCAGGTGGCGGAGGCTGGCGCAGCGCGCCGGGGTTCTGCGCCCCGGCTCGCTGGGCGATGCTGAACGCCGCGTTCGTCATCCCCTGCACAGCGCCGAGACCGGCTGCTGCCTCGGGAGGCATGCCGGGCGGCGGGTTGCCCGCGAGCTGCTCGGCTCTCTGGTTGGCGGTGGAGACCAGGGCATCGTGCACGGCATCCTGGTCGAGCTGGAGGATCGAGGCCATGCGCTCGGTGATCAGGTCGAAGACCGGCAGCGGGATGTGCAGCACCTGGGCGGCCGAGAGCTGGCCGAACAGGGTGAGCAGCGCCTGCGCCTGCTCGTCCTCCAGCGGGCCGAACTTCCAGGTGGGGAAGGACGCCTTGGTGCCGAAGTTGAGCAGGATCAGCGGGCGGATGATGTCGTAGCTGATCGACTCGCTGACTTCCTCGGCGATGGCCTGGCGGGACTTCAGGAAGAAGCTGCTCTGGTCCTGGGACAGGGCATAGCTGCCCTTGCCGCCGGTCGCGCCGCCGGTCAGCGCGAGGAAGCCCGCCAGGATCGAGTGCGTCTGCCAGCTCTCCAGGAAGTTCATCGCGGCCGAGAAGAACGCCCCGCCGTCGCCGCTGCTCTCCAGCACCTCGAAGGTCTTCTGGCCGTCGGCCGGCCGGATGAGGCCGACCACGCCGGAGGACTTGAGCGCGGCTATGTCCGAGGCCTTCGTGTTCGCCTCGGGCTGGTCGTTGCCGTAGACCACGGTCCTGGGCAGCGCCTGGTTCTCCAGGAAGTGATACCAGAGGTACAGGAGCTTCATCTTGGTCTGGTAGCACCAGTAGCAGACTTCCATCTCCGACGCGCCGGTCAGCGGCTCGCGGTACTTCCCGTGCGTGTAGATGTACGAGCGCATTTTCGGGATGTCGACGTAGCCCGGTACCTTCTGCTTGCGGTTGAGCATCAGGTTGCCGCCGAAGAGCCAGACCTGCTGACGGAATCCGTTGGCCTGGCCTGTGCGGTCGTTGTACCTGGCCTGGCAGGTGGACGGCGGCCGGTAGGAGATCCGCTCGTAGATGACCTTCTCGTCGTCGTCCCTGATGGTGAAGGTCTTCTCGAAGAAGGAACGCCGGTAGAGCTGCGCGGTAGTGATCTGGCCAACCAGGTCGGTGACCGGCGTCTTCATGCCGCCCTCGGTGTCGGGGGTCATCAGCACGCCGTGGATGAACTCCGCCTCGCCGCTGTCGCCCTTGCCGCCCTGGATCATCCTGCCCGCCTGCCTGATCGGCAGGGTGAGCGCGCTGGACAGCGCAGCGGAGATGCCGTCGCGGGCGAGCATGACCTTCATGTCGCGAGCGCCCCACGAGCCGTAGTCGAAGACGTCGCCCTCGCCGTAGTACGCGAACAGCCGCTGCCCCCAGTCGAACTGGGTGCCGATCTCAGCCCCCATCAGGGCGCTCTTGCCGCCGTAGGCGTGACTCCCCTTCGGCGCGAGGTCCGGGAAATCGTAGACCTGGGCGGTCTTCCCGTCCTGCTTGACCGTAGAAGTGCCGTTACTGCGTGGTGGCATCTCGTGAACCTCCAGCGTCAATCATGCCTGGCTAGCGCCAGGAATGCACTGCCGCCCGGCTAGGACGAACGTCTTCTCTTTCATCAGCAACAGACTGCGGCGCAAACCCGTCCGTGCTCCAGTCGCCTCCAGCCTGGTTGAGCGGCCCGCCGGAGGCTTCCTCCAGCCGCCGCGCCATGCGCGAGTCGTGGCTGTCCTCGGGCATCTCGAAGCCGATCCTGCCTCCGGCCGCGTCCAGGATGTCCCCGCTGTCCAGAGCGTAGTCGTACGACCTGGCTGCCTCTGGCTCGCGGCCGGACAGGTACAGGAACTTGGTCATGCCCCAGACCAGGGAGTCGAGCCGGTCCGGCGAGCGCTCCTTGGCCGCGCCGGTGAACGTGCACATCTGGTCTTCCAGCTCGACCATCGACTCGACCGCCAGCTCGCCGAACGCGTCCTTGGCCAGCATCTTGCAGTGCTTGACCTTGTTGCGCTGGTAGAGCGCGGCTACCGGCTCGGCGCGCGTCCGCTTGTTCTGGCTGGACCAGACCTCTTCGACGTACGGCACCCGGCCGGGCGGCATGACCGGCTCGAACTTGCGGCACTCACACTCCTCGTCGCGGCAGCGCCCTGCCTTGGCGTGCTCGTGCGCGCAGTTCGCGCACTCAGCTTGCAACTCCTTGATCACCTGGTGGAACATGGCGACCATCCACTTGCCGCCGTGGTTGCGCTCGACGACGATCCGCGCCTCCCACTCGATCGCCTTCAGCACGACGCGGCGCGCGAACAGCGGCGGGGACTCCTGGCCGCCCCAGTTCTCGGCGACATACACGGTGTCATCGCCGCCGAAGCCGAGGCCCATGATGGTGTAGGCCTGCTCGTCGCTGTTCTCCGAGCCGTCGGACGGGTCGACGCCGATGACCGCGTTCCGCAGGTAGGCCTCGCCCTCGGGCCCGCTGATCACCGGCACCTGGATGCGCTCGATCAGCTCGCGCGTCCACAGCGAGTTGGGCACGTCGTCGAGCAGCACGCCTTCCAGCTCCTGCTGCTCCAGTCTCGTGCCCTTGTTCGCGCCGATGACAGCCCTGTAGAAGGCCTCAGACAGGTGCTTGCGGTTGTCGACGGTCCGCAGCCGCCGCACGATCACGCCGCCGTGCTGCGGCTCGTCGCGGACCAGGGAGCGGACCAGCTTGGCGGCCGGGCGGGCAGCCTTGGGCGTCCCGGTTGCGATGATCACCGACGCGCCCATACGGACCGCGTACCGCAGCGACTCGTTCCAGGTAGTGTCCCACTTGTCCCAGAGCCCTACCTCGTCGCACCAGGCAGCCTTCAGGTTGCGGCCCTGGATGCGCAGGCCGCCTTCTGCGGCCGAGTCGGCGTAGATGATGATGCCGTTGTGCAGGACCACCTGGCCGTACGTCCGCCAGGCACTGCGCACCGTCTTGGAGCGGTGGTCCTTGATCTCGGCCATCGAGGTGCCGAGCGCCCGCAGGATGCCGCTCTCGCCCTCCACGCACTTGGTCCAGGCGTCGGCGTAGGTGGGCGCGATGATGCCGTACTCGCCCTCGCCGTCGGTGTCAGCCAGCACGAGGTCCGCTAGCCCCTGCGCGCCTGCCCTGGTCTTCCCGCTGCCACGGCCGCCGGACAGGTAGAGCACCCGCCAGGTGTTGTCTCTCTCGGGCAGGAGCTGCTCGGGCCTGGCAGTCTGACGCCAGCGCAGCCGGGGGTCCTCCGGAGCGCTGGCGTACCTCGTGCCTACCAGGCCGAGCGCCGCCACGTCGGAGTGGTGCGCCCCGATGGCGGTAATGCTCATCGCGCTACAGGACCGTCCAGTCGTCCGACAGGAGGTCGATCTGCGCCGCGAGCCACGGCATGCAGGTGCCGTCGGCGAGCTTCATGTCGATGTGCGGCCGGTAATTGATCTCGGTGCCCGGCTCGTAGATGCCGAGCAGTGGCGGCCGGTTGACCTTGAACGTGCTGCCGGGCACCAGGTAGAGGAACATCCCCTTGCCGTTCCACCCGCTGCGGCAGACGCGCCCGCCGTTCTTGAGCGCTTCGAGCGCCTGTCCGAAGTCCATGACCTGCTCCTATGCGACGATCCGTAGGTGGCGGGACAGCGCCTCGCGCGCCGCCTGCTTGCGTTCGAGCGGGATGCCGGATTCCTCCAGCGCCGCGTCGAGAGCGCGTTCCAGCATGTCGGCGGTCTGCTGGCGAATGCCTGCCAGCCGCTCGTCGATCTTGAGCTTGCTGATGTCGATGAGGATCTTCGCGAACCGCTCCATGGCGCGCTCGTAGAGCAGCATCTCGGCGCGGATCTGCTCGCCCGCCTTGCCGCTGTAGCGCATGCGCCCGAGGCCGACCAGCTCGGCGACCATGCCGCGCATGACCTCCTTGAACGCCTTGACCTCGCCCGCCAGCTCCATCAGCTCGTCCAGCGGGTTGCCGATGTCGTCGGGATTCAGGAGCTTTTCGCCGTTGGCCCGCATGATCTCGGCCAGGCGCTCGGCCATCCCGTTCTCGATGGCGTTCGTCGCGGCAGCCTGCCGGGCCCAGGGAGCCGACCCGCCGTGCGTGGTGCACCTTGGCGGGTCGCTGCCGTCCAGGGCCAGGTTGCGGCACTTGCCTGTCTGCTTGCCCTTGCAGAGCCTGATCCCGGTCAGCTCCTCGGCTTCCTCCAGGTCCTCGTCGCTCACGTGCCGCAGGCACGCGGCCAGGCCGTGGATCTCGCGCTCCTGGCACGGGTCGCCGGTGCGCGTCGGCTGGCCGCAGGGGTTGGGGCCCTCCCAGGGACGCGGCGCTCGGCTGAAGTGGTCGTACGTCACTGGCTTCCCCCGCTCTTGTCGATGTGGTCGGCTGTCAGCCCGGTGGTGAAGAACGCGAAGACCGAGGCGAACAGCGGGACGATCGTTACCATCATCATCGTCGACAGCAGGTACGCAAGCCAGCCGTGCGGCGCGATATCGCAGCCTACGGTAGTCGCCGTCCCGGTGGCGCAGTAGATGCCGTGCCCTATTCCGATGCCGTTGACGGAGCCGTACCCGACGCCGAGCGCCAGGTCGAGCACGATGGTCGTCCCGAGCACGAACGCAGCGCGGCGGTGGTGCACGTTGACCCTCATGACCGCTGCTCCAGCAGCTCGATGACACGTTCCAGCAGCTCGGTGACGGACTTCTCCGGCCGCGCCTGCGCCTCGTGCCTGCTGCACCATGGCGTGCCGTTGATGACGTGCTTGCCGATCCGCCAGCAGCGGCTCTTGTGGCAGTTCTTCAGGTGGTAGAGGGACCAGACCGACCCGAGGAGGGTCAGCACGGTCAGTGCCGGGATGAACCCGGATTCGAGCTGGTAGGTCCAGGGCGTGCCTGACGGCACCGGCCAGGTGCCCATGGCGAAGCGCCAGGCCAGCGGGTGGTGCGCAACCGACCACCCGACTGCGCCTAGCAGCAGTAGCGGGAGGAACAGGCGTCTCATGGGCCTATTGTGCCACGCAAAGCAAGAGGCAGGCACCGGGGCGATGCCTGCCTCTGCCCGACCGGGCCTACTCTGCGTTGTGTGCCCGGTCTCATCCGTACAGGCCGGTCCTGGAGACCACGGCTGCCTACGGGGGCGGGCAGCCTGGTCGCGGCCTGACGGGCTAAATTAGCTGGTTTTCGTGAACGTCCAGGTTACGTCAACGTCGTAGTAGTCGCTAGCCGGGACGGTGATCTCGGTTGCGGTGCCGCCAGCCGGGTAAGCCTGCGAGCTGCCGCAGTCCAGCGTGCCGCCGATGCCGAGCGTGACCGCCGTCGCGGAGGTCCCGAGCGGTGCTGAGGAGCCGTTGTTGTCCGCGCCGTCCCCGTACTCGCAGTAGGCCATCGAGCCGTCGGCGAGCTGCTTGTGGATGAGCACGCGGGGGTAGGCCTGGTAGCCGGTGACGGTCGCGTACGCCTGGACGCTGACCTGGCAGTCGGTGGTCTTGCAAGTGAAGCGGAACGACCCGCCGGTGGTGTCTCCGACGGGGGAGCCGAGCGTGGTGCTCAGCGTCTGCCAGACGGCTGCCCCGCTGCCACGGTCGACGAGCACCTGGCCGATGCCGTACGGAAGAGCCTGGGCGTTAGTGCCCGCAGGCCCGGTGTCCCCCTTCGGTCCCTGCGGCCCGGTCGCTCCCGTGTCGCCCTTCGGCCCGGCTGCCCCGGTGTCGCCCTTGGGACCCTGCGCACCGTCAGCTCCGGTCGCGCCGGTCAGCCCTGTAGCGCCGGTCAGTCCCGTGGCTCCAGTCGGGCCCGGAACACCGCCCACGATCACGTCGTGCATGCCTGCCGGGCAGGTCTGCGCGTGCTCGGTGAGCGCGGTCTTGAGGGTGCGCGTGCTGTTCTCGCACGAGTGCACCGCGATGCTCCGGGGAGCAGCAGTGCTGCTTGCCGCGTACGCGGCACCGGCCGTCATCACGCCCGCCGCAACGACCGAAGTCGCAACGATGGCCGCTGCCCGGCTCTTTATCTTGATCATCTTCCTGTTGCCTCTCGTTGTGCCCCTATGAGCAGTGTAGTGCGATGAACGCGTCTGTTCTCGACTTGATTCCCGCCAGCCACTCGTTGTCGTCGTCCGCAGCGTACACCGCCGTCTCCGGTGGCAGGTCCCCGGACGGAGCGCTGCCCGCGTCCCAGGAGTCGTCCAGGTGGCGCTCCCAGCGGCCCTTGCGCACTCCCTGCCGGTGTCCCAGCAGGTAGAAGACGATAGCGGTAGGTCCTGCCGTCATCAGGGCGACCCCGATGGCGAAAGTTGCCGTGATCATTTCGTAATCCTCCTAGCAGCCGTCGTACGGGGTCCAGTCGCTGTAGCCGTCGTCATGGACGGTCTGCCAGAAGACAGCCGTCTGCTCGGCCGGGCCCGCCTTGCCGAAGTCGGCCGGCGCACCGCCGTGCGCGCTCCAGGTGGACGCGCTGAACTGGTAGAGGCCCCAGTGCCCGGTCGCATTCCAGATGTACGGGTTGCCGCCGCTCTCGCGGCTGATGATGCACTGCTGCATCACGGTCGAGCCCTGGTAGGAGATGACGTGCTGGCTAGCGAGCTGCGTGCCCGCTGCGGCTGTCGCGGGCATGGCCGCGAGCTTCTGCCGCTCCTCGGCCGCAGCCGCCAGCGCGGCAAGCCGCTTGAGGTGCGCCAGGTGGGCCAGGTGCTTGAGGTGCAGTACGTGGTTCTGCTGCCAGGTCAGCGCGGGTATCGTCTGGTAGTCAGGCTGCGTGTACGACACGTAGCGGATGACCTGCGGGTTTGCCGAGCCCGCGAAGATGAAGCCGAAGGCCAGGAGAGGCGTGCACACTGCGGTGCAAATTGCGGCGAAAGTTGCCCGGAATTTACGGGTCGCCCCATGTCGCCAGGTGAGCATGTGTGTATCCTTGCTCTCGTTGATAGTTCGCCGCCTGGCGAGGGGACTGCCAGGTACCAGCCTCGCCTGCGGCACGCTTCGCCGACGATAACAGCCCGGTCTCGTCCTTGGCCACAAAATCGCCGAATGAGAAACCCCCGGATGGGTCTCCGGGGGTTTCTTGCTGTTTCTGTTACTCCTGTGGCTGCACCTTGATCCGGCTGACGCGCATCGGAGCGTCCGACCAGACGGTCACCGAGTATTTCCCCCCGGTCTCCTTGACGCTCACGAGCTGCTGCCTTAGCGCTTCTGCCTCGGCTTTTGCCTCGCGCACCGCCTCGATCAGGTCCGGCACGTCGATGTTGACCAGCCGGGCGACGTCCTCGTGGTGCATCGCACGAGCGTTCTGGAGAGTCACCTTGGCCCGCTCCAGCCGCGCCGCGACCTTAGTCAGGTGAACCGCCTTCACTGCCTGCCTCCCTCCGAGAACGGCGTCCAGTTAGTGCCCCGGTCAGGGAACATGCCCTGGTTGTCCTGCATGAACTCGCTGATCTGCTCGTGCAGGTCCGCTAGCTCCTCCGGACTGAGCCGGATCACCACCCGGTTGCCGAGGGGCATTCCGGGGTGCCCGTGCGAGATGAAGTTCAGGCCCACCGCCTCGCCCTCGGGCGAGGGGACGGTGCCTAGCGCGTGCTCAGAGATCCGCAGCACCTCGCTGTGCTCAAACGTCCTTTCCATCGCTCTTGCCCTCCTCCCACTCGGTCAGCTCGCGCATGAGATCCGTCGCGTCGTACTTCCAGGCATCCTCATCGATGACCAGGGACCTGGACTTGAGGCCGGGCGGCAGCTCCTTGCCATCGACGGTGTAGTACCTGGTGAACTCGTTCCAGGTGACCTCGAACTTGCACCAGGCCGCCGAAGCGTAGGCCGCCGCGTCGATGAAGAACTCGACCGACTCCTCGATGACCTCGCCATGGTCCTTGACGTGCTTCTCGACCCAGGCCTTAGCCGCCTTGTCGAATCTGCTCATCGAGCGCCGCCTCCCTCGCCAGCTTCTCCAGCGCCTGCTTGGCCTGCCGCAGTCCGCTCTCCCTGCCGCCGACCGGCTTGTTGTCCTTGACGGGCTGGTAGTACGGGAACTTGCCGCTGCGGTCGTGCAGCACGCGCCGCAGGCTCCAGCCCTCCAGCTCCGGGTCGTTCGGCGTGTACACGAGGGTGCTGCCCTCCCAGTGCTGCCGGTAGGTGCTCATCCGTGGTCTCCGTTCCAGGGGCAGTTCTTGCAGCAGCAGCCCTTGCCGTGATCGGTCACGGACTGCACGTACGGCCGGTTGACCAGGAGCAGCGACAGCTCGGCGGTCTTGTCCGCGTCGACCTCGACCAGCAGGACGTCGGTCGGCTTCTTCTCCGGCGGCTTTCTCTCGCCGGTGAACCTGTAGGTGACGACCGGCATGCCGTCGTCACCGATCGTGACCTTCTCCAGCTCCATCGTGTATGGCTTGCCGGGGTCCAGGCCCGGCGGGATGCCGAGGATCTCAGTCCTCATCTCTGCCCTCTCTCAGAACGTGCGCCTTGGCCTGGCCGAGCGTGGGGTACGGCTTGCCGCTCGGGCTGTCGTGGTACATCGCCTGGTATTTCCACTGGCGCGGCCTGCCGGTAGGCAGCCTGTCGATGTACCAGGCCGCCCACTCGCGGCCGACGGGCATCCGGACCGTGATCGGCTCCTCGTACCCGTCGACCCTGATGTACATCCGACGCCACCTCACGGCCGCGCCCTCAGCAGCTCCATGAGCCTGAGCGCGTCGCTCTCCAGGATCTCGACCGTGTTGCCGTGGACGTAGGCGCGGACGCCGTGCTTCGCCAGCTCCTCCTTGACCTCTCCGAGGCGCGCTGCCAGGTCGTTCCTGGCCTTCTCGTCGCGCTCGCGCTTGTCCTGGAGTACCTGCCGCTCCGCTTCGACCGCCGCGACGGTCTCCTCGTACGGGCCGAGCACATTCGCCATGTTAGTGAGGATGCGGTAGTTGAAGTCGGGGATGTTGCCCCAGTTCACGCCCGTCTTCAGGGCGTCCTCCAGGCTCGCGCCGCTCACGTCCCGGCCGATCGCCACGAGGTACCCGTCGGCCGGGTAGAAGCTCCTGGAATTCGGCTTGGCTGCGGTCGAGCGCCTGATGGCGTGCGACTTCTCGCCGTAGGTATACAGGTCGGAGACCGGGGCGACGAACACGACCTGGTAAACGTGATCGTAGAGGTGCCTGCCCTCGCGGTACGCGTAGACCTTGCCGGTCTCTACTTCCTTAGACTTCATCGCTGGTTCCCTCCGTCGCAGTGATCTTGCCGTGGCTGTCGGCCGCCAGCCTGAACCAGCGCCTGCCGACGCCGGTGCCGTAGCTGCCCAGCCTGTCGACCTGCGCGAGCTTCATCTCCGCCGTGTCCGGGTGCACGCCCTCGCTGACCATCCAGGCCCAGGCCTCGCTGCGCGTCATCGGCCGGTGAGGCGTGCTGACCTTGGAGGTGCTTACCCTGGCGTTCATGCCGAGCAGGCCCGTCTCGGGGCGGCCCAGCGCCAGCTCGACGGCTTTCTGGACGTCGGCGGCGGGCACCACGTCGAACGGGTCTTCCAGCTCCACGGTGACCGTGAACTTCGTGCTCATGATCTTCTCCCTCGTCCGGGACGCCCTGTCCCGTACGTCATTGTAAACGCAAAGGGACCGGGAAATGTTCCCCGGTCCCTCGCGCCTAGCGCCTGCTGGCGAACTTCTCGGCCGTCTCCCAGTCATCCGGGCGGCCGAGCACGATGGTCAGCGCGAGCAGCAAGCCGTGGATGACCAGCTCCAGCTCGCGCTTCTCGTGCTGGTTCGCCTTGTCGGTCAGGTTGCGCCGCATGACGATCTCGTCGGCGATCTGCCTGGCAGCCTTCTCGGCTTCGGGCGTCATCAGTAGGCCTCGTCGTGAGCTGCGAAGACGCGTTCTGCGCCTTCCTGGCCGAGCGCGATGACCACGGCCCGCTTGAGACCGCTGATGTAGGCCTCCTCCTCGCGGGTCTCGCCGTTGACCTCGCGCCGGTGCTTGATCAGCGCCATGACCCGCTCCGCGAACTCTTCCATCATGCCTCCTTGCAGTTGCAGTGCTGCGGTCCGTTGCCGGTGATCCGCGACTGGCACAGGGCCGCATGATCCCTCAGCAGCTCCTTGGCCTGCGGGTGGTCGAACACCTTGGTCACGGCCGTGTGCGCCAGGTCACTCCACTGGACGGCCGTCTGGATGCCTGCCGCCAGCCTCATCGTGCGGTCAGCGAACTTGTCCAGGTCGGCCTTGCGCAGCCCGCGCGAACCCTTGGCGGCGTCTGCCGCGTCGCGGCCGTCACGGGCCAGGTCGGATATCTCACTGAGCTGGCGGGCCAGCGAGGCGAACCTGTCGTACACCTGCTCCAGGCTGATCTCCAGGTCGAGCGCGTTGCCGTTGGCCCTGGCGGTGACGTTCAGGGACTTCGCCGGGACCACGAAGGTCCGGGTGTCGTCCTCCCAGCGCACCGCTACCTGGCCGTCGTCGAGCACCTCGTCGACCACGACCGTCTCGTCTACTCCGTGCGAGGCGTAGACCGCCCTGTCGCCCTGCTTCATCGCTGGTCCTCTCCGGCCTTGTCCTGGTAGTCCTTGCGCCACGCCTGCGCCGCAGCGCGGCCCTGGCGGGTGTTGCTGAACGGCCCTGCGACGATGCCCTGGCGGTCGCTGTACACGACCGGGCCCTGCGAGGTGGGCTTTACCTCGAAGATCTCCGTCATCACCGTCTCCCTCGGACCGGCTCCCTGCCGGTCTACCACTGTAAACGCACTCCCCCTGGCGGGTATTCCCGCCCGGCGTAGACTGGCTGCCTGATCATCTCCCGCACCAGGCAGAGGACTGAAAATGACCACTCCGGAACCCGTAGACCCGCCGCCGAACCCCGAGCCGCCCGTCGAGCGCCAGACCGAGAACTGGGCGAAGGACGAATGACGCTGCACCGCGACTGGATCGGGTCGCCGAACTACTCAAGCCGCGCCGGCGCATCCGTCCGGCTCATCGTGCTGCACACCTCCGAGGGTGCGCAGACCTACCAGAGCCTCGGCGAGTACTTCCAGGGCAACGTCGAGGTCAGCTCGCACACGGGCATCGACAACCACGTGCGCGGCACCATCGGCGAGTACGTGAAGAGGTCGAACAAGGCCTGGACGGTGGCGAACGCCAACCCGGTGGCGGTGTCCGCCGAGCTGTGCACGCCGCTGGGAGCCGCAGCCAACTGGACGCGCGACTTCTGGCTGAACACCCAGAAGACCATGCTCGACAACGCGGCTGACTGGGTAGCCGAGGAGGCTGCCGCGCTCGGCATTCCTGTCGTCGGCCTGACTCCATCGCAGGCCCAGGGCAGCGGGCGGGGTGTCTGCCAGCACTCCGACCTCGGTGCCTGGGGCGGCGGTCACTACGACTGCGGTCCTGGCTTCCCGCTCGACTACGTGCTGGAGAAGGCCTCGGGCAGCGCGCTTGTCATCCCGCCGCTGCACGTCGACTACTTCAGCATCTCGCACAACAGCCAGGTCGCCGACGTGCGGACCTGGCAGCAGCAGATGGGCAAGCGCGGCTGGACGATCACCGTGGACGGCGACTTCGGGAAGCAGTCGGACACCGTGTGCCGACAGTTCCAGGACGAGAAGGGTCTGGGCGTGGACGGCAAGGTCGGCCCGGACACCTGGAAGGCCTCCTGGTCCGCGCCGGTCACCTGACCAGCCCAGGACACGGCAAGAGCCGCCCAGGAGAGATCCTGAGCGGCTCTTGCGCCTACTTGCCGTTCTTGCTGCCCGAGCCGTTGCTGCCGCTGCCCGAGCCGCCTGGCTTCTCGTGCTTGCCGCCGCCGTTGCCGTTGCCGCCCTGCTTGGTGTCAGGAGCCTTGCCGTCTCCGTGCTTTCCCGCCATCGCTGGTCACCTCCCTTCCCGGTAGCAGTGGCCATCCCAGGCCGCGAGCGCACTTGCCCCTGTCGCGGCGCTCGGCCTGCTTCCTGGAGTGCGCGTTCAGGCACCCGTTGCAGGGCACGGTGCGCGACCGTATGTGCTGGTGGTAGCCGCGCTCCGTGCCGTGCTCCCGAGGGATCAGGCTAGGCACCCGCCGCCCGCTTCACCTCATCGTCGAGCTTCCAGCCCCGGTTCATGCCCCCGTCGCCGAGGATCTCCCGCTGTATGGCCTTGTACGCGTCGGCCGCGTCCCGGCTGCCCTTGTGCGCCCTGGTCAGGATGTCCGCCTGGCCGGTGGTCAGTCGCGGGAAGAAGACCAGGTTGTAGAAGCTGCCCGAGAGCTGCTCCTTGCGCCCGTCTTCCCAGGTGACCAGCTTGTTGCCGTTGGCCGCGTGCAGCCCGGTGACGGTGCCGTTGCGGACGGTGGACCTGTTAGTGTCCAGGGCGGAGAACCTGACGTCGAGCTTCGCGCGCCTGGCCAGGATGATCTTGCCGAGCTTCTCCTTGACCTCTTCGAGCGTGAAGCCCTCGACCACGGTCTCCTTCTCGCCGTCCTCGCCGCCTTCCTCGCGCCGGGCGCGGAAGGTGCCTGCGCCGGTGAGCCAGCTCACGCACTTGACGCCGTACAGCGTGAACGGCGGTCCTGGGTATGTCGTGTCTGCCATCTGCTTCTCCTAGTTGTACAGAGCGTGGTGAAGGGTGACTGTGAGTGCTGCGTCGCCGTTGGCGTCGGCCCGGCAGTCGCGGTAGTCGCTCACCGCGCCGATCCAGCGCACCGCGTCACTGCGCGAGGCGCGGTTGCCGTCCTCGCGGACAGCTACCCAGGCACCGAACTGCGCGTCCCAGAGCACGACCCCTGAATGCCGGTAGTCCCTGGCGCGGCCGTCCCACTCCTCGATCCGGTAGCGGTCGTCGTCGCTGCTGCGGAACACGCGACCGGCCTCGCTGACGCGGGTGTGCACGTGCGAGACGCGGACCCCTCGCGCCTGGCTGACCGCCAGCCGCTCGTCGATGATCATCTTGATGCGCTGGTAGCCGCCGTCGGTCTCTTCCATATCGTCTCCCTGGCTGGCCGCTCCCTGCGGCCTCCGTGCGTTTACAACAGCTAGCGGACCGGCGGCATTCCCGTCGGCTGCCAGGCGTCCCCGTCCCAGGTGAAACCGGCGTCCGGCCGGTCGGTGAACCTGATGCGGGTGCCCGGCGCGACCGGCTCCAGCGACAGGTGCGCCTTGATCGTGTCCGCGTTCCGCTCCATGCACAGGAACTCGGGCCCGTCGCCCGCAGCGCCGTCCAGGTCAATGGCGATCTTCATGATGTCCCGCCAGGTGACCAGGCCGGGAGACTGCTCTCGTGAGATGCCGAGCGCCTCGCGCAGCGCGCCGTAGGGCGCGGTCGCGATGCCGAGCACCCCGGCTCTCCAGCGCTCGTCCAGCGTGTACATGAGATTGCCGAGCCGGTCGGCCAGTTCTCCGTCGCGCATCACTGTTCTCCCTTCTGATCAGGTCTCACCCAAATGTACTTCAGTTTCCCTGACAGCGTGCACACCAGCGGCTCGGACGGCCGGTAGGTGCCGATGCAGGACAGCCTGCCGGTGGCCGTGGGCACCCCGCCGACGTCGATCTCGGGGAAGTCTTCGGTAATCTCCTGCACGCGCCCGTCGTGCGGGCCGCCTACCAGCTCTATCGTGAGCATATGACTACTCCTGTACCCGGTATGGGGACCGCCTCTCCGCCAGGCAGCACCCCCGTCCTGTGCATCGCGCTCCAGGTGCTGCGGCGGGAGACCTGGGCCATGAGGATCGCTGACGTCCAGGTCGGGCAGCCGTTCTGGGCCCGGCTCGACCAGGTGCCGTGGCTGGTGGCCGACGGCTTCGCCGAGCTGGCCCCGGTAGATACCGTACCGCCGCTGCCCGAGCCCGACCTGACCGCCAACCAGCTCCCCGGCGTGGCAGCGGCGACCCGCAACGCGTCTCCGGGCTGGACGCCCGCAAGGTACGCTACTGAGTCGCCGCCGCCGCGCAGCCAGTGCTGACTAGTCGGTCTGGAGCGTCTTCCAGTCCATGCCGGTCACGATCTCGGTCCAGCCCTTGGGCGGGCCGAGGTCAGCCTCGCGCCACTTCATCGGGTACGAGGTGGCCGAGGCCTTCAGGTGCTCGGGCATGATCAGGAAATACGGCTTCTTGTTCACCTGGTCGGTGACGCTGATGCGCCAGTGCCCGTGCTTGTCCTGGAGGAAGGCGATCAGCGCATTGTCGCCGTGGCGGTAGTCACGGGAGACAAAGCAGACCGGCTCCTTGCGGTTATGCCGGCCGAGCACGTAGTTCGTGTTGGCATGCAGGAACATCTGCCCGACCGCGCTGAGCCGCGCCCCGTGCCAGTACTCTCCGGCCTCGGGATGGCCCTTGACCGACTTGCACTTCTCCAGGACGACCGGCTCTCCCAGGATGATCGCGGTGCGCTCCGTGGGGTTGCCGTAGAAGCACCAGTGCGGGTTGCCGTACGGGTGCACCGCGCCGTCGAAGTACCAGGCACGAGGCGGCGGGTTAGCCGCCGCCGTGGTGCTCGCCGCCAGCTCCTTCTCGACCACGTTGGGCACGTGCTTGACGTGTATCCACTTGATGTTCCACTCCTGGTTGGCCTTGGCCGAGGAGATCCCCGGTGACCAGGTAGGCACGTACGGCTTGGTGCTCTTGACGCTCATGTGCACCGGGACCGTGAGGAACAGCGCCTTCTTCTTCGGAGTCAGGTAGTAGATCTGGTAACCCTTCTCGTAGTGAAGAAAGTGGAACGTGATGTAGAAGGTCTTCGATGGCGCGTCGGTCTCCTTGAACAGCCGCGCCTGGTTCGACATCCCCTTCTTCCCGATGTTGTAGTTCGGGTTGTAGCCGATCGTCTGCACCTGGCCGACGCCGTGGACCATCCACATGATCCAGCTCGTCTGGAGCGTGTTGCCGCCCTTGACGCACGGCAGCATGAAGACCCGCGCGCCCTCCTGGTGCTGGAACGGCATGGTGACGCACCAGTGCGGGTTGTCCGTCGGCGTCAGGATGCCCTCGTAGTAGTAGCCTTCCACGGCAGGCGCGGCTGGCTGTACCGAGGCACTGGCTGACGCGGCTCCCGGTACGAGCAGGGCGGCTGCCGCCAGCGCTGATGCCAGCGCGTTTCTCCACCTCATCTGCATCTTCTCCCTTGCGCGACCCGTGAGTTTGTGACCGGCCCTGCGGTGGGTCGAGGGGCCGCAGGGCCGGAGCACAGGGGGAGGGATTCGAACACCTCAAGCACGCATCTGCTGTCACGTGCGTGCGTCGCCGTCAGCATGCCCGTCTCTCGGCGGTCAGCGACACCGGATGGCCTGGCTACGTCTACCGGCTCTTCCCCTGTACCTGCCTGCGGCAGCAGACCTCGGGAGCGGCCCGGAGGGTTGTGGCCCTGGCCGCTTCCGCAGGCAAGCTCTTCAGTTAGCGTGCTTGCGCACGTAGTGCCGCCGCCACCTGGCCGGGGTCAGGCACTTCGCCCCGCAGGTACGGCAGAACACGCGGCTGCCGCCGCGCTTCATGCCTTCTCGACAGCGCTCAGCGCGTCGATCAGGCCCTGGACGAACACGCGGTCCAGCTCGGGGTGGTTGTGCGCGAACCGCGCCACGCCCATGATGACGTGCTCGAACTTGACCAGCGCGCCGGTGCCTGCCGCCTGGATGGCGCGAGTGGCCATGCCGTGGACCTGCGGGTCGTGCGCGGGCGGCGTCTCCGGCGGGGCGAAGAAGTCCGGCACGACGTTGCCGTCCGCGTCCAGCGTGCGCGGGTCCGGCTCGCCGGTCGTCTCCACCGGCTTGCTCTCGCCGTCGTCCGCCGGGTCTGGCTCCGGCTCACCAGGTCCAGACGGGGGGACGGTAGGGTCCTGTTCGACGTGCACCTCGCCGGTGACGGTCGTGCCCTCGCCCTTGTCCACGGTGATCGTGTCCGAGGCGGCGTTGGCGTCGTCCGGAGGAGCCGGTACCGGCGCGTTCGGGTCGGCGTAGGTGTTGGAGGGCGCGGGGGCCGCGCCCGTCTCTGCTGGCTGCTCGCTCATCGCGTTCTCCCTCTGTGGTCTGCCTGCTAACGGTACTGCTTCTGCTTCCCAGGCGCTGCCGTCCTACCCCTTGCCGCTGGCCAGGTTCTCCAGCAGGCCGGGCGGTGCGTCCATCGGTCCCGCCAGCCCCGTGGACTTGGCGAACTTCGCGCCCATCAGGTGCGTCCAGCAGACGGGCACCGGCATGTTGAGCAGCCCGTTGCCGCCCATGAACTGCGGTCCTATCCCGGCTGCGAAGCCGATCACCACGGCGTCCTGGATGTCCTGGCTCTTGATGATGCCGCTCTCTGCGGCGTTGCCCAGCTCGCCCTTGGCGAGCAGGCAGCAGATGAAGCAGAAGCCGAGGTCAGCCTCGGGCTGGGGTCCTGAGATCATGGTGCCTTCCCGTCGAATATCCGTTCCATCATTGCGTCGACCACGGCGTCCTGGCCGTTCAGGAACCGCCTGGCCTTGATCATCATCGGCTTCATGAACTGGCTGGGCTGCGGCTTGTCCCGCTGGCAGCGCCCGCACCAGAACGGCCCGTGCAGGTGCTTCGCGCAGTAGCCGAACTCGCCGATGTGCTCGCCCGCCGTGCATCCGAGGGTGAGCACCACGACAGAGGCGTTACCGCAGCCCGTGCAGCACACCGAGAAGTCCCCGGCTGGCTCCTCGGGATGGCCGCTGGAACGCCGCTGCCCCGCCGCGCCGTAACCGGCGGGCGGGGCGAGCGGGTCGTCGCGGTCGCTCAACGCTTGACCGGCCGGTATCCGGGGCAGTACCAGGGACTGCCGTCAGCCGGGTCCTCGTACGGGTGCCCGTCGTGCGGCTTAGTCGAGCCGCACCAGCCGGTCTGCGTCTCAGCGCGCATGAACGGGGCAGTCCTCCCGGTAGTTGGCGCACATCGGGATCAGGCAGTGACCGCCGCTGACGTGCGAGCACGCCACGGACGTGCACTTGGCCTTGGACCTGACTACAGGATCGCTCTTCTTGCTCACTGTTCATCATCTCCCTCGTGCACCACGGTACCAGAAACGATCCCCATATCGTTCTTGCCCCGCTCGATCTGCTCGGGCGTCATCTTCGACGGCACGAGCGACATGGCGACGGCCCTGGCTGCCTCAAGTTCCCGCAGGTCAGCGAGGTCGCGCCGCAGGTCGTCGGTCAGCGAGGTGCCGCCGAGGTCTGCCTTGGGCATGGCGATGACCGCGCGCATCTGCTGGTGATGGCGCTCCAGTGCCTTGGCAGCCGCTATCTCGTTCGCTGCCTTGTCGTGGTTCGCCCAGATCTCGAACGCGCGTGCGAACGCCTCGCCCCAGGTGTCCTTGTCGATGATCAGCACGTTTTCCAGGTCGGTGTCCAGGTGCCAGTACACGGGCCCGTAGCCGCCCTTCGGCTCGCGCTGCCCCCAGCCGATGTCCCTGGGCAGGTCGCGGGAGGCGTACAGCCGCACCCCGCCGCCCGGCCGGCGTATCCCGGTCATGACGAACTCCGGCTTGCCGTTGCTCGGCACGCGGACGCTCTCGTCTACCTTCATCGCAGGTGCCCTTCCCGCTGATGGGCGCGCAGCTCCTCAGCGCTGTCGAACTCGGCCTGGCAGATATGGCACTTGTAGCCGCGCTCAGTTGTCATCCGGGACCTGCACCTCCCGCGCCGGGTGGCGGAGCTTGGCGAGGGCGTGCTGAAGCTCGCCCATGCCGCGCACGGCCGTCATGGGCAGCGCCTCGGCCTCGGCCTTGGTCAGCGAGCGGAACAATGACTCAGCGTGAGCGACGTCCGCTATGAACGTCATCACGTCGCGGAGCTGGTCTTCCAGGGTGACGGCCTGGGCGCGCTCGCGCTCGATCTTCGCCACGGTGGCCAGGATCGTCGACTTGCCGCTGCCCCGCCCGAATCCGGGCAGCATGACTGCGCCGTCGGTGTTGTGGCTCTCCGCCCAGTCCAGGAGGTCCTTCACCACGATCTCCTGGTGAGCCGACAGCTCGACCTCACGGCCGTCCATCGTCCAGCCCTTCATCAGACGGTCACGCAAGTTCCGTTAGGCCAGGCAGGAGGAGTGACCAGCGCCCAGTGGGACGGGTGCAGGGTGGTGGCCACCGGATCGGCCCACAGGTAGGTGCTGGCTACCTGGTCGGGCGAGTCCATGAAGTACGACCCGCTGTTGTCCGTGTAGGACCAGTTGAAGCCGGACAGGTCGTGCAGGCTGAGGTACCAGCCGGTAACCCCGGATTCGAGCTTGAACTTGCCTGGGCTGTTGCCGCTGAAGCCGAGGGCGTGGAAGTTGCCGTCGTTGCCGTCGATCACGAACTGGATGCCCGTTCCACTGCCGACGTAGCGGTACCACCAGTAGAAATCGTCGCGGATCGGGCAGTCCGACTGCTCGGCTACCGGGTCGAGCACGGTACCGCTGGACTGGACTGCGTAGTCGAAGCCGCTGGTGTGATGGACGATCCACACCTCGATCCAGCCTGGCCCTGGGTTGCAGTTCGGGTCGAGCCCGTTTGCGCAGGTCGACGAGGCGTGCGCCGTCCCGGCAGAACCGGCGGCGAACGACGCGGCCAGCGCCAGCGCGGCTGCCGCTAGCCTGATCTTCTTCTTCATGTTTCTCCTGGTCAGGAGCCTGTGTTGGTGAGGAATGTCCACGCTGAGGTGATCACCTCGTGGACGGTGTGCCCGGCACCTGCCGGGTCACGGAACACGGCGACCGCGCCGAGGATGCCGAGGACCCACCACGCCCACTTCGGCATCAGAGGTACTTCGCGACGATGTAGACGAAGCCAAGCGCGCCGAGCGCGCAGATCGCCACGACTACGACGTCCTGCCAGGTCATGGGCGGGTCAGCGGCTGCCTTGTGCGCCGCTGCCAGCAGGTGCTCCATTACTTGCCTCCGCTGGCAATGTGGTACACGGTGTCCGCGATGATGCACGCGGCGATGATGAACGCGATGATGACCAGCGCGTTATCCCGGAGGAATTTTCCCATCTGAATCTTCTCCCTGTGGTTCGTCTGGTACTGGTGCGACTACAGTGTAACCGCGCTCGCGCAGCATCTGCTCCACGGCCGCCAGCCGCTGCGCCCTGATCCGCTCTGCCTCGGCCTCGGTGATCGTCAGGTCGCGCAGCTCGGGGTCGGGCAGCACCAGGCCCTCTCGCCAGTCCCTGACGTGCAGCTTCATCTCCAGCACAGGCGGCCCGAACACTGCCGGGTCGACTTCCAGGTTGAGCTTGACCGGGATCTCGCCACGGTCGAGCCGGGGCGGGTTCTTGACAGCGCGCACGAATCCCTGCCGCGTGCACACCAGCCAGATGATCTCCTTCACGACGGCCACTCCTCCTTGATGATGTTCACGCTGTGCGCGGCTGTCATCGATCCGTCTACGTCTCCGTACCAGACCCGGTGGTCGGAGTTGGCCGGGTTCTTCAGGTGGTCCCTCACCTGGCGGAGAAGATCGTCTTCCGGGCTGACCTGCGACCCCATCTGCTGTGCCGTCCCGCTGGACTTGCAGGAGCAGGCCCATACGATCAGCCGCACGTTCACGGCAGCGTCTCCCCGTCCGGTCCCATCAGGAGCTGGCCGTGCACCGGGCAGCGTCCGGTGCCTGCGTCTGCGGTGCCGTCCAGCCAGCCCCTGGCGAACCTGGTGCACGTGCAGAACACGCTCGCGAACTTCACCAGCGCGGCGCGCTCGCGGCGCACCATCTCGTTCACCGCATCGTGGTACTGCGCCGCAGCCAGCAGGTACTCGGCGCTCGGCGGTGCCTGCGGTCCCTGCTGGCCGAACAGGCTAGCGAGGTCCATCGGGCCCGCTCCTGCGGTACACGATCAGCGCGGCGGTCATGATGATCAGCGCCGTGCCGCACAGCATGCCGGTGCAGATGACCAGCGCATCCGACCAGCTCATAGCCCCTCCCCGAGCACCCGGACGGCCTCGCGCATGTCGGCCGCCGCAACCTCGGGATCGTCCCAGCGCCGCGCAATCTCGTCGCGGACGACGACCTTCGGGTTCCTGCCCGGCATGCGCAGCGCCGCGCCCTTCATCTGCTCCCAGGTCTCGGTCATGCCGTCCCAGTACAGGACCCCGCCGTGCTGGGACATCTGGAGCTTCACGCCCGGCCTGATCGGCAGGTTGCGCAGGATCGTGCGGTTCTGCTCGATGTCCTTCTCGGACGCTGCTGCCACGGCGATCTCGGACAGCGGGTTACGGCTGCGGTAGTGCTTCGCTATCCGCGCCCTGGACTTCTTCTCTGACCTGCGCCTCTGCGGCCCGGTCAGGGTGCGGCTCTGCCCGTTCTGGTGCGCGTACCGGATCTCCCGGTCGAACGTCCCGAGCCCTGTCGCTGTGCTCACCTGATCATCTCCCGTAACATCCTGGTTTCCCGTGAAACGATGTCGCCGCACGAGCACGCCCACAGGGTGCTGAACTCGTCGTCCGGGTCCGGCTCGCCGCTGTCGGTGTACTCGTGCTCGTGCGCCATGCTACGCGTCCGCCTCGCTGAAGTCAGCCAGCGTGTACAGCCGCTCCCAGTCGACCGGCCAGGCCCACTGCTGGAACTCCTCCTTGCCGGGCTCGGACAGGTAGGCAAGTTGCCCGGATGTCACGTTGGCCACCTGCACGAACGTCCGCAGCAGCTCCGACAGCTCGTCGATCTTGCGCTCGATGCGGTCGAGCACCGTCTCCGGCGGCATCTTCTGGAACAGCTCCGCTACCGGCATCAGGGGAGCCGTGGACGGCTGGACAGGCGGCGCGGTCTCCCCGGCCCGGCCGATGTACGGCAGGCCGCGCTCGTCGGTGTTCAGCACGTACTGCTGATTGCCCGGCAGTTGCGGGGTGCCGAACAGCTCGTACTGCGTCTGGCCGCCGGGCGGCGGGCTGGCTGGCCCCTGGATCGATCCAGGAGCGGTCAGGGCGGCCTCGGGCGGTGCGGGCGAGGGGAACGGGAGGACCTGGGCAGCCTCGGCGGCCCTGGAGCGCTCTGTGCTGCCCGTGGGCTGCGGCCGGTCCGGGCGGTTGTCATAGGCCGCGACGACGCGCGGGTGGATCTCCAGCGCGAGCACGGCGCTCTTGAACGCCTGGTGCTTCTCGTGGGCGGGGTCCTCGGCTCCGGCTTCCTTCAGCTCGGTCCTGTGCCTCGCCAGCGCGGCCTCGATGCCCTGCGGCGAGCTGATCCGGCCGGGGGTGATGGCCCGCCAGTGCCTGGCGTACCAGCCGGTCTCGTTGTCCTGCTCGGTGAACTTCTCCAGCCACTGCCGGAACGTCTCTGCCACTTGTATGTCCTTCTTCCATTGGCCCCACAAGAACACAAGGTTCTCGTGGAGAACATCGTAGCGGTCCGGGAACTTCCGCTTGATGAATTTGTCCAGGTTGGCGAGGCCAGCGGCCTGCGGCGGCGGCGTGCCGTAGCTGTGCGGCCACCGCAGGCTTCCCTCGTTCGAGGCCCGCCCGAGCGGGCTGTCCGGCCAGTAGTCGCGCACGTACGGAATGAACCACTGCTTCCTGAAGTCTCCCACCGTCTCCCTCCGATCTCAGGGCCAGTCTACCCGCATCTGGCCTGCCTGCAAATACTTGCACGTGCATACAGTTCTTCCGCTTTTCACCTCGACATATATTTATTTATTACCCCTCTCTCTTCTCCTCTACTTTCTCTACTCTTGGGTTACAAACCGAAAAAAGGAGACAGAAGGTATATAAGACCATGTTACTGACCAGTAGAGTTGTGTGTAAACCGCAAAAACTGTAGACAGACGAGCAGATGAGCAGGCAGACGAGCAGATCTGCTCACAGTTTTTTCGGTTACAGGCAGAATGAAAAAGGCCGCACCCAGATGAGCACGGCCTTCTGAAACGGGCAAAACGGACTAATCGGGCGGCCTGAACGCTCCGCTGCGCAGCAGCACGGTCTCCGCGAGCTTGGCCATGCCATACGCCTCGACCGTGGTCAGCCCGTCGGTAGCCCGCACCAGGTAGTTGCAGCCCGCCTCGTTGTCCGGGTCGAACACCTTCACAATGACGAGCGCGGCCACCGGCTGGATGTCCTCGTCCCCGCTGGCGGTGCGCAGCTCCATGCCGAACACCTCCGCCGCGCTCACCGGACCGACCATTCAAGGTTGAGGCGGATGCCGGTGAAGCGCCTCCGGCTCGGCTCGTAGCGGACCCCGTGGTCGGCGAGCTTGGCGTAGAACTCGTTGCGGCCGAGGTACGCCAGCCCCTTGGCCCAGTCGCGGTAGGAGTCCCACATCTTGCTGGCTGTGACCTCCCAGAGCTGGTCGCCCTTCTCGCAGCACTCGGCCAGGAAAGCGGCCACGGTGTCCTGCCCGGCGATGTACTTCTCGGTCTCCATCTCGACGCTCAGCGGCTTCGGTATCCCCGCGTCCCGGAAGTAGCGGATGCACGAGTTGACCAGCAGCGCCAGGATGGCCTCGCTCTCCGCCGCGATGACCTGCCGGTCGATGTCCTTGATCATCTCCCATGGCTCAAGCCCCGGACCTCCGGGTATGACCGCGAACCGCCTGCGCAGCCCGCCGTCGAAGTTGGCAACCGATGGCAAGTCGTTGGTGCACAGGAACAGCAGCCAGCTAACCGGAGTGTCTATCTCCATTTTTGCGTAGTGCTGATTCACACTGATCACAGGCTCACCAGTAAGACGTTTAACCTGCGCCTCGTCCAATTTCAAACGCGAGGACAGTTCCGATAGCGTAACAAGACGTTTACCTCGAACAGAGTTTTCAACACGGGCGTTACGAGCGTGCTGCGTGTGCACGATGAGATCAGACTGAGAGTTATGAGCCAAAGGACCCAGTATCTCCGAAACTATCGCCAGCACTTTCGATTTACCGCTACCGGCAGGACCTGCGAGAACAGGAATCAGGTGCTCGCGGTTATCCCCGAGCAGCGAGTACCCGAGTACCCGCAGCAGGTACTCCGCACTGTCACTGTCTGCGCACACCCGCAGCACCATGCCCCAGAATCGCCGCGCCTCGCAAGCTTTCGAACGCACGTACGGGATGTCCAGGCAGTAGCTGATCATGTCGGCCGGATTGTGCCGGCGCACCTCGCCGGTGGCCAGGTTGACGGTGCCGTTGGAGCAGTTGAGGAACCCGCGCCCGGCGAACTCGAACACCTTGCCGTCCATGCCGCAGATGTCGCGCAGGTAGCTTTTCAGGGCGTTCAGCCCGGCGCTGTTCATGCACCTGTCGGCGACCTTCTGCGCAGCCGCCCAGCCGCCTGCCGCCCACCGCTGGCCGAACTCGCGCTCTACCGCGCTCTCCGCAGGCGGGCGGTCCCCGCCTTCCAGGTCCCGGCGGACCAGCGTCGTGATCTGCGCCTTCGCCCAGCGGAGCATCTCGCGGTACCGCGACGCCCACTCGACCACGATCTTGCCGATCTCGCCGGACATGTCCGGCCGGTGGCACTTTCCGTCCCAGACGTACCACTTGTCGTCGCCGGGCACGTAGTTCAGCTCCCCGGTACGCTCCCCGATGATCAGGTAGGCGGCGTCCCGGTCCGATCCGGCCAGCGAGGCGCTCGTGCGTTCCAAGGCCATCTCCCCGTTCTCCCAGAACGCCAGGTACTGCCAGGTGAATCTGGGACCGCGCTCGCTCACGCCTCAGCGCCAGCCCGCCCGGACACGGGCAATGGTATGTTTCGCATTGTCAAGTTGCCTTCCCGGTGCAGAGGGCGGCTGGCGGGAGAGCGCCGTTTCTCGATCGCGGCGCTCTCCTGCCGCCCTCGAAGACGGCCAGTGGAGCGATCTTACGCTTTGCCCGGCGTGCAGTCCTCGCAGGCGTAACCGGCCCCGCCGGGCATTCTCGCGATCAGGTCTCCCGGCTCGATGACGTGCCTTCGGTCCGCCGCGCACAGCCCGTAGTACCGGGCCTCGATCGGCCTGCCTCCGTGAACGAGGCCCCGTACATGTCGAGCGCGACGCCGACCGCCTCGGTGACTTTCCCTTCCAGGGCAGGTGAGAATTGCGCCGCTCCTTGTCTGTCCAGCGCGTTCCAGAAGCCCTGCACCGCTGCGGCCTTTGCCGTCCCGCCGCTGCTCTCTTCTTCCATTACCCGTTCTCCCTCTGCCGGAGGTAGCCGAGCACGGAGCGCTCGACCGCCGTATCCTCTTCCTCGCGCCGCTTGATGTAGCGGTGCGCGTGCCGTATCACCGTGAGCACCTCTGACCAGGTGAAGCCGCCGCTCTTGTCAGTGGCCTCCCAGATCTCGCGCATCTCTTCAGTTACCTTACGGTATCCCTCCGCACTCGTGCCCCATTTGCGGAACAGTGAAGCCGCCAGCCGCGACGACACCTCATTGCGCGACCCGACGGCCAGCCCGGTCTTCTTCAGCGCCTCCGCCTCGGGCACCTCGGACGTTACTCCCTGCATTCCGGTCGTGCCGGTGCCCGGCGCGTTCGCCGTCCACTTCTCCGTCCAGTCTGGTGCCGCAGGCAGGGTGCAGGGGCAGCCGGTTTCCCACAGGTACGGTACGATCCGCTCGGTCCCGGCCTGACCTTCCTCCAGGCGCGGCATCACCAGGCCGGACGGCGGCGCGACGACGTAGCCGCCGTCCGACTTCACGTCCAGGCCGGGCAGCAGGCCGGTCCTGCCCGTCGCGGAGCCCGCCAGCCACGCGTGCATCCCTCCGCTCGGCGTAGATGACAGCGGTGCCTCCTTCAGGGCCAGCAGCCCGGCTTCCGGAGCCGGGGGCGGCCCGAGCAGGAACTTCCCGAACTCCTCCATGCCGTTCGCGCCGCCCTTGACGTCGAAGTCGAGCACCACCAGGCCGTCGCCGGTAGCCAGCCCGATGTTGGCGTGCGGGGTGCGTCCCCACAGGGAGATGATGTCCCAGGGGTTCGAGGTCGCCTCAAGCACCCCCGACCCGCCGCCCATCGGCCTCTTCGAGCCCCTGGCCAGCGGGAATACCCGGTAGCCCATCTCGGCGTACAGCCGGGCGAAGTCCCCGAGGGTCCTCCGCCCGGCTGCATGCTCCTCGAACGTGTGCACGGTTACCCGAGCCTAGACACTGAAGATCGCTTCCAGGTGCAGGTTCTTTCCGGCCCTGATGTGCTCCTCCAGCTTCGCGATGGCCTCCGGGCTGACGCCTTCGGCCGCCTTGACCAGGCCCGCGATGACCAGCGAGTACATGTCCGCGTCATCGTCGAGCGCCTTGACGGCGGCCTCCGCCGGTACGGTCATGTCCAGGCCGAACCCGTAAATCCGGTCTTTGGCCATCCTCATCGCCGTTACTCCTCGTCGCCGTCGGTGTCCGGCACCCAGGCGACCAGGCGCTCGCGGATTTCCGCTGACTCCTCGTCGACCACCTGGAGCTGGAGCATGTCGGTGACGCCCTCGCAGGCCTCCCTGATGGCGTCGGCCAGGTCCTGCGGCTGCATGGCCTCCGCCTGGACCGTCTCGTCCATGTGCTCGCCACGGTTGTCGGTGGCCTTCTGCGGCGCGCTCGGCAGCCCGAACTCCTCGATCTGCTCCGGGGTGACGGCGATCCGCTTGAACTCCGGCTCATGGTAGGAGCCGAGACCGTCCATGAACGCGGTGATGTCGGCCGCCAGGGCGTCCAGGATGGACAGGCCGGACGGGTCGTAGTCGCCTACGTGCAGGATGGTGACCGGCTTGCGGGCCCGGTAGAGCCGCTGCGCGGTCATGAACTTGTCGGTGACCGAGTTGAATCCCCCGGCCGAGTAGACGTTGATGCCGAAGTCGCGCGCTACCCGCGCGGCCTGGCCGACCATGCCGGAGGCCTTCACCCACAGCTCGGCGTGCGTTGCCTGGCCGTTGCGCTTGTGCAGCTCGAAGCTCTCCGCCCAGGACCTGACCGAGGCGTAGAAGCTGCCCTCCGACGACCAGCCGCCTGCTGCCTCGCTAGCCGTCCCGTCGTCGCGGATGGCGAACCAGTCGATCATGCCCGCGCGCCGCGCCCGGTTCAGCTTCTCGCACAGCGCGGCGTAGCTCTGCTCGGTCTTCGGGTAGTGGTACTGGCCGACCAGGTAGTAGAAGATCTGCCGGGCGGTCAGCGGCAGGAACTCGCGGTAGCTGCGCAGGATGGCGTTCACCTGCGCCACCAGCGCGAGCGTGTCCTCCTTCGGCGACCAGGGCGCGAACCCGCGCACCCGCGCCGAGGTGTAGGTCCGCCCTGAGACGGTCTCCTCGTAAGCTGGCATCTAGCTCTCCTTCTCTGCGGTCAGCGGCCCGGACACCAGGCGGCCCTCGCCAGCCCAGCCGGGATTTACCTGGTACCACTGCCCGGCGAACTCCTCATCGGAAGGACCGGGCACCTCTCTGATCATGATCTCGGCGTAGAACCTGCCGAGCTTCCTGTGGTCTTGCCGCAGGTTGGGCTGGGCGGTCCACTGCTCGGCGACCGCCAGCGCCCTGCCCGGCCCGAAGAACTGCCGGGCCTCCCAGAACGCGGTGTGCAGGATCTGCTCGCGGGTGTCGCCGCTCCCGCGCACGTGCACCCAGTCCTGCCCTGGCGCGTACGGGACGGACTCCAGCGACTTGGCCTGGCTGATGTGCGCGGCCAGCAGGCCGTGCAAGAGCAGCTCTATGGTGATGTTGGGAGCGTCCGGGTGGCTTTTGGTGCCGTGTTCGTTGACAAGCTGCCAGACCTGCTCGGCCTCGTCTATGTATTTGAAGTTGGTCATCTCTCTGTGCCGTCTCCGAGTGAGTAGTAGTGCTTGTATCCCTGGTAGCGGCGCTGGATCATGCCGCGCTTCAGCATGTGACTGAACAGCCACCGCCCGTAGCTGCGGGCAACGGGCGAATCAGGGAAGAAGAGCCTGTTCAGCTCCCTGACCTCTGTCTCGCCGTGCAGCCGCAGGTGCTCGGTGATGTGGCGCGGATCGCACCCGGCGTGCCGAAACTCGTGCTCGTCGGCCTTCCGCTCGGCTTCGCGCCTGGTAGCCAGGTCGCTCGCGATAATCGGTTCCTGCTCCTGGTCGAAGCACCAGCCGCAGTAGGCGAACCAGGTGCCGTTGCTCTCCTGCGCGACGTCGGCAGGCGGGCGGATGCCGTGGTATCCGTTACGGAATGTAGCGTCCCGTACCAATTCATCATCTCCCTGTGCGGTGCTCGTGCGGCCTGCCGCACTACCAAGCTACAGGCCGCAGGGCGTATGATGCAAACAGGCAAGTAAGGGAGAGGATGAGGCTTGAGCGACCTGTTCGTTTACGAGAACCGGCGTCCTGGCAGCACTCGCGGCGAGCCGCTGGAGCGGTTCGAGATCGAGGGCACGCTGATCGGCCACGGCGACAACCGTGACGAGGAACGCACCCACTGGGTTGACGTCGATGTGTTCCGGCTGTCCGAGAGCGGCAAGCTGGCGACGCACCGCGCCGGCATGTCCCTGGTCTACCACCGCTACGGCAACGACACCTGCAAGCTGGCCAACGGCAGGCCCAAGGGCCTCCAGGCGCTGCCGGAGGACCTGCCCGAGGGCGCGGTGAGCTGCGATGTGTGCAAGCCGCCGTGGCCGGAGGACCTGACCGGGGGCGACGAGATCTGGTTCGAGTTCCCCAGGCACTCGGTCAAGGTCCTGGCCACGGCCGAGGAAACGGTGCGCGACCTGTTCGAGATCCGGGGCAAGAGCGCGGTTGCAGGGGCATCGCGCGCTATCCAGTTCGGCTCCCCGGCACTGCGGGCGCTGGCGCAGTGCAGGGAGAACGACCCGGAGTTCGCCACCATCGAAGATGTCATCAGGATCAGCTAGCAAAGGGAGAAGATACCCATGGGCAACCCCACCAACTGCAAGCACGAGGACTGCGAGAACCAGGCCACCGAGGTCCTGGTCACCATGCCGAGCATGGACATGGTGCTCGACGGCGCGGTCACCGCGAACTTCCTGTGCGGGAAGGACGGCCACACCGCCAAGAACCTGGCCGCCTCGATCCGCCACTACGACAAGAACGCCCTGGTCTGGGTCTTCATGGTGGCCGAGCCGGTCACCGACGGGACGGTGTACGCGGCACTAGCGACAGGCGCGACGGCATGAGGCCCTCACCTAACCCCGCGCGGGCCCAGAAGGGACTGTACGACTTCCCGCGTCCGGGCGATTTCGCGGTCATCAACACCGGGACGAGCACCACCGGGCTGATCACCGGGCTGGAGAAGCTCGATGACCTGGTGGAGCACCGGCCGCTCGACTACAGCGACTTCGACCATGCCGTGGTGTGCACCGCGCCGGGCGAGCGCAATGCGGACGGCACCTGGCTGAAGGTCCCGGCGATCGTCGAGGCCGAGCCGCACGGCGCGGTGCTGCGCGGCTGGCACTACGAGAACCGGCCGCACATGTGGTCGGCCGGGCTGATCACGCTGACCGCCAGCCAGCGGATGGACATCGCCGTCTCGGCCGCGCACAAGGCTGACGCGCACGTCGGCTACGGCTGGCTTGACTACGGCGCGCTGGTGGCGCACGCGCTGCACCTGCCCGTCCCCGGCCTGCGCGGCTTCATCAAGCGGTCCGACCGGCTGATCTGCTCCCAGCTCGTGGACGTCTGCTACCAGGAGGCGGGCGTCGAGCTGTTCGACGACAAGCGCTGGAACGGCTACGTCAAGCCGTCCGACCTGGGCATGCTGCTCAACAAGCTGCGCAGGCAGTACTTCCTGTCATGATCACCTGCGCGGTCCACGAGACGCTGATGGAGCGCGACGAGCCGCGCTGCCGGTGGAAGTGCACCGCGCCTGGCTGCCCGGCATACCTGGACGACGAGGAGCTGCGCGAGCTGAAGGCGGAGAACCCAGGCGTGACCGCGTTCAACGTCGGCCCGCCTCCGGCGGGGACACTGCGCTCGCGCAGGATGAAGTGACTGCCTCCGCCAGCCTTAGCAGCACCGTGCGGGGCTGGCGGAGGTCATTTCTAGTACAGGGAGACGGTAATGATAGGTCCTTTCACCGGCGGTTACTCGTGGCTTTCGAATTTCTATGAACGACCGTTCGTTATGGGCAACCAGTTCTTCACTTACCTGACGGTTGAGCACTACTACCAGGCGATGAAGGCGGACACCGCTGTCGCGGAGTGCTGGATAAGGACGGCTCCCACTCCCGGCGAGGCCAAGAAGCGCGGACGGGGCATTCAGATGCGGCCGGGCTTCGAGCGGGACAAGCGGGCGGTCATGCTGCGCGGCCTGATGGGCAAGTTCATGCAGCACGAGGACCTGCGGAGCATGCTCACCGCCACCGGGGACCAGGAGCTGGTCGAGGTCAATACCTGGGGCGACCGATACTGGGGACGGGTCAGCGGCCAGGGCGAGAACTGGCTCGGCAAGACGCTGATGATGACGAGGGAGCTACTGTCGTGAAGGGCTTTACCTACCTGGTCGGCCGCGCCTTCTGGCACGTGCGGAAGGTCGACGCCGGTACCTGGTTCCTGCTGCTGTTCTGCGCTTTCTGCATGGTGCTGGGTGCCGCGCTAGTCTGATGCACATGTTACTGTAGGGGACATGACACACTCACAAGCAAACCAGTGGCCCGAGTTCCTGGTCGTCTCCGAAGTAGCGGCGATTCTCAGGGTCAGCAAGATGACTGTCTACCGCCTGCTGCACAACGGTGACCTGGAGTCCACCCGCGTCGGGCGGTCCTTCCGGGTGAAGAGCCCGAGCCTGCGCAGCTACATCGCGAACAACCCAGGCGGCACCGGCGGGCCCGATGACGGCGAAGACGACGTGATCGGCCGCGTAGCCAGGGAGATAGCCTCGCGATGAGCGGGCCGCTCGACAACGTGCGCCTCCACCTCGTGGACAGCCTCGCGGCTCTCGACGAGAGCAGGCGCTGGCTCGGGCAGCAGCGCAGCGTCCCGCTGTTCTTCGACACCGAGTCAGCGGGACTGTCTCCCTACCACGATAAGCTGCGGCTCGTCCAGCTAGGCGACCTGACCGACGGCTGGGCGTTCCCCGAGGGATGGCACGGGGCCGCTGTCGAGATGCTGCTCGCCTACAAGGGCGAGCTGGGCGCGCACAACCACGGCTACGACTGGCGGGTGCTCAACCGCTGGACGCCGGGCGGCGTCCGCATTCCCTGGCACAAGACCCACGACACGCTGACCATGGGGCACCTGGTCAACTCGCTGCTGCTCGCGGGCCTGAAGGAGCGCGCGGAGATCGAGGTCGACCCGAGGGCAGCGCGCGGCCAGGAGGTGATGCGCGAGGGCATGAAGGCCAACCGCTGGACCTGGGGGACCGTGCCTGACCGCTGGGCCCCGTACTGGACCTACGGCGCGCTCGACCCGGTGCTTTCGGCGCACCTGTTCACCAAGTTCGCGCCGGCCATTTTCGGGAAGTACCGCGAGGCCTACGACCTGGAGCGGGCGGTCATCCGGATCTGCTCGGCGATGATGGACAAGGGCATGGCGGTCGATATTCCCTTCATCGAGGGAAAGATCGCCGAGATCAACCGCTTCCACCATCAGGCGACCGGCTGGCTGTACGACACGTTCGGCCTGGACACCGTGAACAGCGGGCCCAAGGTGATGGCGATGCTCAACCAGGTAGGAATCCCTACCCAGGTGCTCACCGAGAGCGGCAACCCGTCCATCTCCAAGGAGGCGCTCAAGTTCTACGCGACCGCCTACCCCGAGCACGCGCACCTGATCAACACCGTGCGGCTGTGCCGCAAGGCAGGCGACTTGACCGGCAAGTACCTGGGCAAGTTCCTGGATCTCCAGGTCGACGGCATCATGCACTACTCGATCTGGACCTGCCGGGCCCGAACCTCGCGCATGAGCGTCACCGATCCGCCGATGCAGACCTACGACCGCGACGAGCCGGTAGTGCGCGGCGCGTACATCCCGCGCGAGGGCTTCAAGCTGGCCAGCATGGACGCTGACCAGGTGGAGATGCGGCTCACCGCGCACTCCAGCCAGGACCCGCAGCTAATCCAGGACTTCTACGACGCCGAGCGCCTCGGGCAGAGCTTCTTCATCCTGGCGGCCGGGCGAATATTCCGCGAGGAGATCAGCAAGAAGGACCTGCGGTACGCGCGCACCAAGAACGCCAGCTACGGGCAGGTGTACGGCTCAGGGCTGGAGAAGGCGGCGGCCACGGCAGGCGTCCCGGTGGAGGAGATGCGCGGGCCCTACTACGGCTTCCAGCAGCGCTACCCGCGCGTCAAGGCGTACATGAATGCCCTGATCAACAAGGGCAAGTACCAGGGCCAGCGGTACGCGAAGATCATCGACGGCCGCCAGCTCCAGGTGCGGCGCGGTCACGAGTACGCCATCCTCAACACCGAGATCCAGGGCAACGCCGCCGTCATCATGAAGCGGGACATCGTGGCCCTGGACGCGGCGGGCTTCACCCCCTACATGTGCCTGCCGGTGCACGACGAGCTGCTGTTCGAGTTCCCTGAGTCCGACGCGCAGCGCATGCTCGACGAGGCCGTGGCCATCTGCACCGACCGTACGGGTTTCCGGGTGCCGATCACCTGGGCCGGGTCGGTGCTCGACCACCGCTGGGTGAAAACGTAAGAAAACACACAGATACACAAACACGCACAGGGAGACGGTAATGATCGAACCGGAGAACCTTCCGCAGGCTGTCATGGAAGCGCAGCGGGCCAAGGACCAGGCGTACACCGAGCGCAACCGGCTGGTGGCGGCACTGTCCAAGCAGTACCCCTCGCACCTGATCTGGCATCAGGACGCGGCCGACTCGCCCGAGCCGTGGGACCCCGAGTGGCGCACCATCGTGTGCGTGCACGGCGGCGCGGACACCGGGCAGATGACCTGGCACGTGCACGACAGCGAGCGGAGCCTGTTCGCCCACCTGGAGAACGTCGACATCCCCTCTTGCCCCGGCTGGGACGGGCACACCACCGAGAAGGAGAAGTACGAGCGGCT